CCACTCACGGCACACGGCGATGCCGTACTCCGCGAGCTGAAACTCGAAACCCCGCCACATGCGTGAAGCGGGGTGATTGAGCCACTGGCCTCGGAGAAGCTGCAGGACTTCAACCCGCTGCTTCCCGAGGCGTTGTCGGTCGAGAACTTTCGCCGACGTGGCGAAGTCCTCGTAGGGGAGAAACGTATTTATTCGGCCCCCATGAGCGCCGCGTAGTCGAACTGAGTTCCCAGCGCATCCTTGATTGAGATGTCTGGGCCTTCGTGACCGAGAGCGACGCTGTTGTAGATGAAGACGTAACGCGGCACGGTCAGCTTCTGCGCCACGAAGTCACGACCTTTCGGCGTAATCTTGTAGAGCCCCGAACGTGCCGAGTCGTCTTCGCGTGCCTCTGACTTGGGTTGAATGAGTTCCCAGTAAACGAGCTTCGCCCAGTCGCCACCGCGCACGACCGCAGACCGAGCGACCGCAGACCAAGTGCGCGAGGACAGGTAGGAGGGAACGTGAAGCCACTCTTCCGTGGGCTTATCGCGGAAATACTGGTCGATGCAGCAGAGAGCTACCGCCATGCTGGCGGTCATGGGTCGCCGGTAGGTCTTCGCGAACTGTCCGCAGCACGGGCACTTGACGCCCGTGCTGCGATGCCGCCGAACCCACTCTCGCGCCTCAAGCAAGCTCCGCCACAGCTCGGGCGGCCTCTCACTCACGGCGTCTGCGCGCCCTGCGCGAGAAACTGCCGACGCAGTTCGATGTACTGCAGCAGTTTCTCGCGCGTCCAGCTAGGGTCCACCCACTCCTCACGAACCACGATGTCGTCCCCCGTGACTTCGAAGAATAGTTCAATCGCTTGTCTGTACTCTTGTCGTTCGAGTGAATCGAGGATGTCTTGCGGTACGAGCGTGTTGGCGTATCCGGCATCGACTGCGTAGTCGACACGCTCGAAGCGCGCCAGGATATAGAGGCCCGCTCTAATGAGAGCGTCCCTCTCGGTCGGGTAAGCCGAGTAGGTCCTCACATCCTCGCCGGACACCTCGAAGATCCAGATTACCGGCGCCGCCTCTTCCGAGCTTCCGGCTCCATCTTCAGCGACCGCTCCTCCTCCTTCGAGAGGCGGAACGTGATGCTCTCCGTCTCCGGATGAAGCACCAGCCACTGATACGCGAGCACCTGCAGCTGGTACGAGAGAATCGCTTCCTGGTCCACGAGGCGAGCTTACCACCTTATCCGGATTATCCTCGATGTAGGCTTCCGCACGCAGCGAATGGCTGTTCAGGTCGGCGCTGCTCACGATCTTGATTTTCATATCGGTCTCCAGTGCGGCTGCAATCCGCTCCAGTGCTCGGGCGATTCGAGGAACCGTCCCGTCGAAGAACTGCTTCCCAGCTATCGTCTGGAAAAAAGCGATGCTCATGGCCGGAACTCCTCCCGCTGAAGGCGGAGCCATTCCGTGTCGCTCATGAACTTGGCGCCTTTTGCCGTAACGAACACTGCGCCTCCTCCGAACTCCCCGACACGAGGGGACGAACACGTCGCCGCCCAGGAGAGCTGGAAGAAGTTGTCGGGCCGAAACTTGGCGAGGAACTCCTGCACAACGACGGCTATGTCGTCGATGCTTCCGTCCTCTTCGGAAACAATGAAGAACATGCGCCCTTCACCCTTGCCCCCGAAGTGCCAGTCGAACATCGGAAAGTTGTCTTCGTACGCCACGTGGTGGCTGTACTGCTCCAGGAGCTTCTTTCGAACTTCCGAAGTTTCCTCCCCCGGCTCGGGCACGGTGCAGGCTTCCTTCAGCCAAGTCTCTTCTTCTGGGGTGACGCCGTCGATGACTTGTGAGAACAGAGTGTAGTTGTTGGCCATGGCTTTGGTGGTGAAGAGTTAACGAATGGCTTGTTCGTGACAGGGTGCGTGCCACATCTCTCCGCGACTCCACGTCGCAAAAGAGCCGCGGCGAAGACGTTGCCCACAGCCCGCACACCAGGCCGGCAGGACAACTGGGATATGTTTCGCCTCCGGGTCCTTCTTCCGCTTTGGAGCGGAGTTGTGGACTCGGGGTTGTGGAGGCGGGGGCCGTACCTGCGCCTTGACGTAGTCACTCGGCGCACGCGGTTGGTAGGACGAGAACAACTCGTCCAGGTAGTCGTCCATCATCGCCCCGGCGTCCACCCAAGTGCGGGAAGGGGCGGATGATTCGAGGAGACCTTGTTCGTGAATGAGGCGACACGCCTGCATCGCTGCGACGTGTGCCTCATTCGGGTTGGTCGACGGGTCAGCCGCAAGAGCAGCGAGATCCCGCGCCCTCTTGCGGCTATCTCGGCTCACTGGAAGTACTGCCTCGCCCGTCGAATGCAGTCTTTCACCGAGCGCAGCGCTGCGCTGAAATCGCACTTCGAGACGGGATGGACCAGCTCGTGCAGTGCGATCTCCGCCTCAAGCTGGTCCGAGGCCGTGTTGAGTTCGAGCAGGCTGTACTGCTTCACCGTCTTCTCGAACTGGTCGTCCGGCTGCCCGTCCGCGACGAACTGGAGCAGCACCTCCGTGATTTCTCGGCTCTTCGCGTCGAGAACGAGCGGACCCTGCTCCTGTGCCTGAGAGAGTGCCTCAATCGTCAACGGGTCCGCCGACAAGCCCGCCTGCTTGGTCTCAGACCGTCGACGCCCGATGATGAGCACCTCGTTTTGCGCGTTGAATAACTCCAGGGTGTACGCCCCGGAGAGTTCGTTGAGCTTCTCTTCGAGTGCCGCCGCGTAGGCTTCGACCGACCGGTCGCGGCGGGGCACACCCACAACACGAAACTTCTTCATGTTCTTTCCACGCCAAAAGTGGCGCTCCACTCGCCTTATTCCGCAATGCGCGTGGGTTTTTCAGAAATCGCTGCCGTCGTCGAACTCGTCGAAGTGGATAAGGCCGCCGGGAAGGGCGTACACATCATCGTCCCCCGCAGAGAAGACATCACGGCGACGATACTCGGCGGGGCGACCAACACTCATCACATTCTTCGGCGTAAGTCGACGAACGTGACGGCGTACAGTCTCGGGGTCGAGGTCGAGGCTCTCGCAGATGGAGAGAAAGCTCATCATGTGCTTTCCCTCCTGCTCGCGCTCATTCCACTCGGGAGAGCCGGGTGCCTCCACGAAGAGCCACACGTATGCCTGCTCCGCCAGTGTGCGCTGAACTAGCCGCGTGCTCGTCCGGTACAAAACCCAGTCGTACGCGGCTCGGCGTACGACTTCGAGAAGCAAGGTCTTGCAGCCGTTGATTTCCTGGAGCGCGGTCTCCTCATCCCACACGTCGTCTCGCCGCGTATTGGCGACCGCGAGCTGCGCCCTCAGAACCGTGACGCTACCCGGCACGTGAATCTCTCGCGTTATGGGAGGTGGCGGCGGAGGAACCAGGCGGAGTCGTGCTGCCCGGGCTGCACGTCGTAGAATCAAGGGCAGCACCCATCCAAGCATTACGGGCGAACAGTCACTACAAGCGGCTGTCCCTGAATCCCAGCATCCGGGATGTGGACGATGCTCTGGTCGGTGCGGGTGACCTGAAGCGCGGCGGTTCCGGGTGCTACGCCGATGAGGGTCAGGGCCACAGGGGAACACGTATAGCTCAACACATCGGGGTTGCTGCTGGCGTACATGACGTCCCCCCGACCCGTGCCGAGATTCTGCCCGTCGCTCGCCAAAACCTGTACCGCAACCGTAAGTTCTTGACCAACACGAATCGTGTACGGACCCGGCGGATTCAGAACGATTTTCTCTACGACAGGGAAGATGAGGTCGGCCAGGTTCACGTTCGGCGCGTCCGGCACGCTGATGGTCCGAAGCACGTCCTCCTCACCCTGAATCGTCACGCTGTACTGGCCGTTTCGGATGAGGTTGACCTGGGCGTAGCCCTTCTCGTCCGTACGGATGATGACGCGCTCTTTGAGCACCGCCGCCCCGTCGAGCCACACCGGGTTGAACTGGGCGATGAAGTGAATGTCGACGTTTGACTGCGGAGCGCCCGTGATGTCCCGGAAGTAGCCGTACGCCGTACAGAGCCGCGCATCGAGTGGCGTAGGCGGCACCAACACCTCCGCTTTCACATCAAAGACGTTGCTCTGTCCCGGCGGAAGCGGCGCAGGCAGCACCGTGAAGAACTGGGGATTCGTGAACCCCACCTGAAACTTGTAGAAGCGCGTCTGGTAGGTGATTCCCGACTGAAGCAGAAACCCTACATGCCCATCGGCGTCCGTCGTGCTCTGCGCGTAGACCAGTCGGCCATCTTGCGAGAACACCTTGACGACCACCCCGGCCAAGGGGCTTCGCGAAGGCGTCGTATCCTTGATGTAGAAGTCGACCGCCTCGTAGCTCACAGCGTCCTCCGCACAGCGTAGGGAATGTTGGGAATCTGTACGGTGAACAGCTCGTTCTGCCCGTTACCGGCCGTCAGCAGATTCAGCGTCTGCACCGCCGGGTCGGTCGGAATCTCAATCTCCCGGGCCAGCGTCGTACCGCCCACCGCAACGGTCACCAGAGCACCACGGGCCAGCAACAACTCAACTCGACCCGCGGCATCCGTGAGAAGGTGCTGCGTTCCTCCCACAACAACACGACCTCCGACCTGGAGCCCGTTGAAGTTGTTGTAGATGAGCACCTCCTGGTTCTCGATGGGCGCCCCTGTCACATCGACGAGGTTCACATAGCCAAGAACCAGGCTCGACATATCGAGACCCGCATTCTGTGTGCCCTGGAAAGGCGCAGAGAACTGGCTCACCGTGCGGTTGAAGCTGTCGTAGAACCGCGCCTTATAGAAATACGCGGGAGACCCGTTGGGGTCGATGACGCTGTACTGGGGCACACCCCGACGCAGAACAACCCGAGCGTCTCTTCCAAAGGCTAAAGAACCGGGTTCGGTCGTCGCGAAGCCGAGAAGCGGAGCCGCGTCACCGCCCACACAGCGAAGCGAGGCTTTGAGACCCGGCTCCACCGTCTGAACGATGAGAACTGCGTTGCTAACAAAAGCGGTCAGGAGCCCGTTGCTGCCGGCCTGTATCTGGGCCGCAGCTGCGCCAAAGCTAACGGGGTCCGGCCCCGCGAACGTGATGTTCACGGGGATGTACTCGTTGATGAGGAACTGAATCGTCTTGTCTGCGAGTGGGATGCTCGGCCCCGTTTGAGGCGGAGCCGGCGGGTCATCCGGAGTGTTCAGCGGAAGACGCGCCGGCAGCCACGCGTCATCATGCAATGCTTCGTACGGCCCCATGTCCGTGCCGCGGGAACGCCAGACCTCAAAACGGTCGAAGTACCCTTCCCAGGCTCCCGGCTCGAAAAAGAAGTCGAGCTGGAAACGCTCCTGAGTAGCCGCAGTAGGGGCCGCACGAAGAATACGCATGATTACTAACCCTCGACGATGGTGCCGTCCGGCTTCACAGTCGTCCGGCTGATGTCGACGCCGTACTTCTCACTCAGCTCGGCGCGCTTCTTCTCCATCTCTTGCTGAAGAAGGCGCATGCCATCGACGACCTGCGCCTTGGCGGCGTCGAGCTGCTGGACCTGAAGCTGCCCGTTCTGCAACTTCAGATAGATGTTCTCGATGCTCAGGCGCTCTTCTTCGGTGAGCTTCTTCTCGCTCATGTTCTCTCCATTCTCACGGGCCTACAAGGAATGAGTCAATCTCTGAGACCACAAGGTCCGACGCGGCGTCTACGCCTTTCTGCGCGAGCCGGTCAGACCCTGTGCGTCCCTGGAGAATCTTTTTCAACGAAGCCACCTGATTATTCAGGGTCTTCGTTCTGCTGTCGGCCCACTCCTGCACCGCAGAGGAGAGCGTCTCTAGTCGTTGAACGCGTTCTTCCATGGCGCAGGCAGTGTACCGCACTTCTACTCTTGAACCACGACTGGTGAAAAGACCTCTTCAGGCTTTTTCCAGTGCCTCCATGAGCAGCTTCCCGGCCTCACGTTGCAGGTCGAGCCGGCGGTCCGGGTCTTCGGCCTGCTTGGCGAGGTGGCCGAGCGCACCAGCGGCCCAGTAGAGGTTGGGCATGCGCGACCCATCCGGGGCAAACGAGACCGGAGGCAGGTCGATGACCGTGTCCTCCTTCTGGTCGAGAACGCTCTGCAGCCACTTCGCATCCGTGTCCCCAACGGCGCTGCGGATGCGAGCGCGAAGCTGCGACCACGGAATCTGCTCATCGCGTGCCGCACGGATAGCCGTGAGCAGGCGCTCGATGTTGCTCTCCGCCAGGTACTGCCCCACATAGTCGCGAACCGCGCTTTGCTGCGCCGCGACTTCCTTTTGCGCTGTCTCGTTCGAGATTTCGAGGTCTTGGTCCTCGATGATGGAACCGATGTGCCGACCACGGATGGAATCCGGGTCGAGAACACTCGATGTGCCCGCCCCAATCCGCCACACGGACTGCAGCACCTGAAGCCGTCCGCTGCCGAAGTCCGAGTTCGACCACTCGACCCCGATGCAGATGTACTCACCCGGGAAGGCCTCGAACACGAGCGGAATGAAGCACTTCAGCGCGCTCCGAACGGCAGAAGACGTGGCTTCCACCGGCTGCGCCCCCGCCGCCTGGCATGCGTCGATGAACGAGCTGAGAAGGGGTGCGCTTGCCATGTGGCGGTTGAACCGCCGGCTGAGAAAGCCCCGGAGTTCGTTGCCGACGATGCGGTGAAGGAAGCGCGGCGGCTGACCGCTACGTTCCGCCCAGTTCGGCTGGTGGTACAGCTCGTTCAGATTGTGCGCGAGCAGCTCACGGGACCACGGCCCGCCCTCGGCCAATCGGTCGAGGTAAGCCATGGGGAACTTGATGCGCTCGTGCTTGCACAACTGGTTCAGCGCGTGCCGGTGCACACGCAGCGGAACGTCGTCGCCATACGCCAGCCGCACCGCGTTCTTGTCCGTCGGGTCGGCGATGAAACGCATCGCCTTCGGCGGGACGAGCTTGTCGATGATCACCGTGTTCATGACGCTGTTGAGGAGCGCCCGCTGCTGCGCCTCACCAAGAGAAAAGCGGTGCTCCATCTTGTGCTGCGCCACGGTGAAGGGGTCGAACATGTCGAGTTGCTGATTCATGTGAACTCCTGGAAATGAAAACGGGGCCGAGCGTTTGCTCGACCCCGTGGGTTGTTGGTCGGAGGAAGTAAGTTACTCGTCGAGACCCATGTGCTGCCGCAGCGTGTTACCCATCTGGGTTTTCATGCGGCTCACCTGGGACTGGCTCTTGTTCAGACGCTTGGCGAGGTCGCCGGTCGATTGAATCTGCGGATACCCGTTCGTGCCGAACGTGTAGTGGAAAAGGTCGTGCATGTGCGGCTGATTCGGGAAGATGGTCGGCAGGATGTGCTGCGCCACCGCAATCTGCTGCTCCTCGAAGCCGCGCCCGGTACGGTCGGCCCCGGCGGAGTAGTCGAACGCCTCCTCACCTGCCGACCGGCCCATCGGTACGTCCCGCTTGACCGACTTCAAGATGGTGTCGATGCGCCGAGGCGTCATCCCCAAGTGGTCACCAAGCTCATCCGTTGTCGGCGGACGGCCCAGTTCGTCGGTCAGCTGATTCTGCGCCCGCTGAATCTTGCCGATGTGCCCCGACTGGCCTTCGGGGATGTAGGCGAGATTCTGGTAGCGGTTGTTGTACCGCATCGCCTTCGGCAAGCGTGCCTCAACATGCGTGTTCAGTGCAGCACCCCGAGAGGGGTCGTACGTCTGAAGCGCCTTGATGAGATGCGTCTGCAACTCGGCGCGGAAGGCGCTCTCCGGAACTTGCGGCGCCTTCCACTTGCGAATCTTCTGCGCCACGACCGGCTCGTAGAGCTTCAGAAGTGGCTGAAGGTGTTCCGGCTGCTCGCCGTTACTCTTCCACTGGTGCCAGAGGTCGAGTTCTTGCTGCTTCCGCTTTGAAACCGAGGCGGCCTTCTCGGCCATGTACTCGTCAAAAGGATTCATGGTCCTCCGGTTTAGTGCGGACGCCGGAGGAACCGGCGTCAGCGAAATCCAATCACGCGCATGACCTGGTCGGTCAGCGTTTCATCAGCGTGCGCCACCTTGAGCGGCAGCCGACCGCGCTGGAGCATCGGAGAGTGCGGAGCGCCTTCGCGTGCATTCTCGAAATGCTCGCTCATCAGGGCCTGCTCCGCCGGAGACGACGTACGGGGGCTATCGAAAAGGCGCTCAAGCAGGTTTGCGCGCCCGTCCTTGGCCTCCCGCATCACGGCCGAGCTGTAGACATCCGGGTAATCGTTCACACCGCTGGGGCTGGGGTCACCCCACTTGGCGTCGAGCGTTCCCGGCCGACGACCTGCATGCGACGGCCAGAGGTTGTTGACACTGAGTTGCGTCGAATCCTCGTTGGTCTCCGCAGCATCGGCGACCTTACCCAGAAGTCCTTTTGCGCTCATGCACTGAGCGTAACGCCGCTGACGGTAGAAAGGAACTACCGTCGCAGCGCCTGACCTAGACGGCTGAGTGGCTCTCGATACCGCTCCAGCTCTTTCTCCGCCTGCGCTCGGGCGTCCTTCTCCCGCAGCAAAGTTCGCCGTTCTTCGGCCAGCGTCTCTTCGAGAGCGCGAATCTTGTCGCGCATGCTGCCCATGACCTCCATGTGGAAGTCGTCCACGGTAAAGACGCGAAAGCCTTCCGTGAACTTCGCTTCGACGGCGTTCCAGACCTCGATGTCGTGGACAACGCCCGTGACCTTCAACTCGACATAGAATGTCCGCGTCTTGGCCGGGAACGAAACAGAAGAGCCTTTCAGCCACAGTGTGACGCCGGGGACTTTTTCATCGTGCTCGTCACTCACTCTTCACCAACCTTTCAAAGAGAGTAGTCAGCGCATCGCGTGAGCTGCTGAACGCGAAAAACACGCCGAACAACAACTCACCCACACGACCGGGATTCGACGCGCCGCGGCGAACCTCGTCGATTAGTTGGACGTAAACGTCGGCAGCTCGCCGAAAACGCGGCAAGTCGTTGAGGTAGTGCAGGTCATCTGCACGACCCTTCGCCCCACCGGACAGGCGGTACTCTGTCGACGAGATGATTGTAGACTCTCGTAGCGCCTTCGCGCCCTCTTCGAGCTTGTCTAGCTGTGCTGCTGTCAGCGGACTAAAGTCTTTTGCCGGCGGACGTGGCAGACACAACGCTTCCAACAGACGGTGGGTAACCGTGTGTACCGACCACGACACACGGCGCGAGGTCAGTGCTTCTTCAGGCTGCCCTGCTTGCTGTCGCGCTTGGTCTACGCGTTCTCGAAATCGCGCATCCGCGGTATATCCCGCCCCCGACTTGTCAATTTCGTACACCACGTTGTACGCGGCGAGATACCCGCGAACTACGGGCTCTAGTTCTTCATCCGACACAAGCCTCCTGGAGAAGACAAACATCTCCTCCAGGTTCTTGTTCCGCGTAAGCCTTAGATTTTACCTTTGAACGCGCCTGGAATCCCGATGCCGAAGTGCTCTCCCTTCGGCTTGGCGATGTCCGCAATCGAAGGGCCGGGCGGAGCCGTTACCTTTGGCGCGCCAATGTGCTGTGTCTTGCTGAGTTGGCCACGCGGGGAAGAGACGTTTGCGTGTTTCTGAACTGCGCGGCTCAGGATTGGAGCACGAAACGCCGGTATGTCGCTCTGTTGCCGGTGCGCGCCGCCAAACTGGCCATTCCAAGAAACGGCGGGCGACACGTCAGCTTGCTTTCGTAGTTCTTCGACAAAGACCGCTAGTTGCTCCGTGGAGGTATCACGAAGTGCTTGCGCCTTCTTCTCTATCGCGCGCAGCTTCTCGTAGTACTGCGGGTCTTCGGTGAGGTGGTCCATGGCGATGGAACGAGCAAGCGCATGTCGGCTCGTGTGCTCGTGCTCGATCTTCTCACCCGCATTGAGTTTCTTGGCGGGGAAATCACTTTCGGTCTTGTGCGCCTTCGACGCCAGGCCGCCAGGGAGGGCGGTAATCCCTCCCGCATTTTTCTGCACGGCGGTATCCAGGCGCGGCTGGCGCCAACCCGGTAGGTCGCTCGCCATCATGAAGTTGCCGCGTGTTGGAGCACTCGCAGCTTCTTTCACTGCGAACGAGCCGGTTTTCTGAACCGGAGCGCGCAGTGAAGGCACACGCATCGGAGGCAAGTCGCTCGCCCCGCTCAGAATGACCGGATTGAGAGGCGTTGAGTACTGCGACGTGGTGAACGCCGTCTTCGTCAACGCGCCTAGCGAGGCAAAAAGCTCAGAGCGCATGGCTACTCCTGGAAAAAGCGCAGAAGCTCGTCCGAAAAACCGCCAAATTGCGCAGCTTCTTTCGACTTACCGAGAAGACTACGTCCCTTTGCGGCAAGACGCGCGGCGTCCTCCCGATTGTGCGGTGTGGGTTCGCCCCAAGCCTGCGCCGAGAGCGCAAGACGCGTCGGACGGCCCTTCTCGTCCTCCATCGGCCCGCGAGGGTTCGTGAAGAAGCGCGTGAGGAAGCTCCCCTTGCGCTTTGCTTTCTCGCCCGTTGGATTTTTCTCCTTCACGCCCGGCTTGAGGTGCGCACCCTCTTCACGAGCGAAGTGTGCCCGACCTGCCGCCGTCAACCCGCCGGTCGCCGCGTGCTGCTTGTCCGCGCCCACGGGGTTGCGCTCCAGCTCCGCAATCTTTTGAACTTCGTGTACGAAAGCCGCGTACGTCGCCGAAGAAATCTTGCTCTTGAGCGGCATCCCCTGAAGCGCTTCGTGCGAGCGGGGCTCGATGTAGGAGTGAACCTGAGACAGGTTCTCGTGCGCCGAGGTGATGTGGTCGCTCACCCAAGGCGGCAGGTGGTCGTTCGGGTGAATCGCCCGAAGCATGTCGCCGGACATGTCCATCAAGTGGTGAAGACGCGAAAGCGTCATCCCGCCTTCCGGTTGCGGCTCCGTCGCCGAAGGGTCGTGCTGAAACTCCAGGTGTTCGGCGGCGCTTTTAACGCGCGCGGCAGTAGTATTCGGCACGATTTCCTTACCCTTCCGGTCGCCTTCGACCTTCTTCTTGTCCGTAGCGAGTTGCTCTTTCTTCGTGAGCGACTCCCACTTGTCCTTGGGAAGATACCGGTGCGTCACGCCACCACGCTCCGCCTTTTCGGGCGTACCGGGGCGCGTCTGCCAGTCCTGCTTCGTCCATTTGGCGAGGCTGTTCTTGGACGCGGACGGCTTCTTGCCAACGTACTTACCGCCCTCGGACTTGTACTTCTGTACCGCGAGCTGCGCAGCGCGGGCCGACCATTTACCGCCCAACTGCGCCTTGGCCTCGCTCTTGGCCTTCGACCACAGCTCGGGATTCTTCTTCGTCGCGACATCGGGCCCTTCGGCGGAAGCCGTGACCAGCTTGCCGCCCAACGGAGCAAGGCGGTCGATTCCCTTTTCCAGCCCCTTTTTCGCTGCCAGGTACGCTGCCGAGATGCCCGGAACCGGCACGGCCGTCATCGGAATCATCTCGGGATTTTCAATCAGCGCATGCGCCCCGCTCTGGAGCGCGCCACGAATCTTCGGGTTGGCGACTCGTGAGAGAAGATTCGTCGCCTTTGCCTTGAGCGGCTCCTGAACGCGCTGAAACGCCCCCTCTACACCCTGTTGGAGAGCCGCAAGTTCCTCTGGCCCGCGCTCACGCATCAGAAGACGCGGCGTGTTGGGGATGTCTGTGGCGCCGAGGCGCACAAGACGCTCAAGAAGGGCCTGCTTGTCCATTACCAACCCTTCCCGCTTGAATCCTTAGGAGGTTCAGGAGTCGCGACTTCAGGTGTGGGATTTTTCTTCCAACCATCACCCTCCACCTTCGTCTCCAGTTGCGCAATCTGGCGGCGCATGCGCTTCAACTTTTCCGCGTCGCGTAGTTCGTTGTGCGCTCGCACATTTTCAAGCTCATTGAGCGCAATCATGCGGCGGTACTTATCCAAGTAACCCGTACCAAGAGCGCCAAGCGCATGTGCGCCCGCCGTAGCTGCAGCTAGTCCAAGCGCCCTTTTGTTTCCCAGCAAGAGCGACTCCGCCATTGGCATCGCGCTCACACCTGTCCGTAGTGCGATGGATTTGCCGATAGTCTTCCAGTCCAGATTTTCCGCACCTTCGCGGAGTGCATTTTCTTTGGCCGGGGTCTTGAGTGCTTGTCGGGCCAAATCACGCCCTTCTGCCATAAGGTTAGACTGTCGGCCCTTTGCTATAAGATGACCGATTGCACCACCGGCAAGCCCACTGACCGCCGCCGCCGCGGGGTGCACTTGTTGCATCAAACCGGCACCAATTGCCACGCCTGGAAGCGTGTAGGCCAGCTCTGCCGCAACGCGCGGTTTCCACGAAGAGGAAAGCTCCTTCGAGGCCTCCGTCGTAGCAATCGCAGCCTTTTTCTCTTGATTAGGCAACAGCGCACGGAACTGGTTAATGAGGTCTTCCTTGCTCTTCGACATTTGAGCGAGGTACTCATCAACCGACTTATCCGGCTCACGCCCGACGAGTTTGTTACCTAGCCTCGTAAGCGTCCCTTCCGGGCGAGAGGCCAAGTAGTTCTCAATCAACAACTTACGCTTTTCGGGCGGCAAGTCGGCATGGCTCATGTACCGCGCGCCACGCCCTTCCACCTGCTTGAGTTTCTCCGCATTCCAGTGCGGCTCCAGAATCTGCATGAGGCGCGTGCCCTTGAGGTCTAGGCCCTCTCCTCCAGCTGAAGACAAGAGCAAGGTACGCAGCTTCCCTGCATTGTAGTCTTTGACGAGCTGTTCCCGCTTCTTGGAGGGCATGCTCCCGGTGAACTCACCGTAGGGAATCTTCGCCTCGTCGAGCCGGCGCTTGTAGGGGTCAATCCCCGCCGGCAGGTAGTTAGAGTAGACGACGGCACGCGACGTAGGGTCCTGCGCCAGAGTCGCCTGAAGGCTCTCAAACGCCTTTTGAATCTTCGGGTCTTCGGCCTTCGTTCCCGCTGGCACAAACGGCGCCGTGGTATTCGTCGCCTGTCGCGCCGCGCCCAAAAACGCGTTCAACTGTTGTGACTCCTGCTTACTCGGCGGGAGTCCACGCTTGACCTTGGCGGCAACCCAGGCAGGGGCTTGCCCCATAAGCGTGTCGTACACCTTGAGCTGGTCCGGCGTCATCGGCACGCGCACATCTCGGCGCTCGACTTCGGGAAAGTTTTCCGTACTTCCGGGGTGGAAATCTACCCACTTCTTGAAAACGTCTCGAAGCTCAGGTGCGGTCTTTTGGTAGAGAACCGGAACTACACCCGGCTTGACCTTATTTTCATCGGAACGCACCAGGTTGGCGGCCCGCTGGAATAGACTCGGGTTTACCGCCTTCTCCGTGATGTATCGGCGCGTGAACTCGTCCTTGTCGTAGGGCAGGACTTTCGCGTCCGCGGCCAAGTCGATAAGCGGCGCGATGTCCGAAGGATGGTTGTAAAAAGGGCTGCCCGTAAGAAGAAGGCGCTTCTGACTGGTGTTTCCTTTGAGCGTCTGGAACGTCGCGGAACCCGGATCACGCGCACGGTGTGCTTCGTCCACAACCAAGAGGGGCGCCGTAGGAGAGACCCCTTTCGTCGCCATGTTCTGCATGGACATGAGCGACGCGGGAGGTGTCTTCCCCTTCAAATGCTTCGCTCGTTCTTTTTCGTAGTTTCCCAGAAGGGCCGCGGGCGCGATGACCTGCGACGGCTGACCCAGTGCATCCTGCGCGGCGATGCTGGTTAGCGTCTTTCCGGAACCAAGGCCGTGAACTACAAGAAGTCCAGGCTGATTCTCTTGCTGGATGCGGTCAACGACGCGTTGCTGGTGCGGCAGCAACGCCGTTGAGACTGCGGCAATTTTGCCTAGTTCATCCGTAAACCCGGCCAGCGACGCGCGCTTGCTGTCGGGGTTCGCCGTGTGTTCGTCGTCTTTAGGAGTGTCGTACTTGGCCTTTGCCGCACGACGCCCCTCTACGGTGCCGTAACTTTTTGGTGTCTTCCCGAGAGAGTGGCTCTGCTGCGTTGCGATAGCCCAAGCCTGGGACTCCGACATTTTCGGGTTACGCGCCATCAGATGCTGTGCACGGTCGTGAATCCACTTGGGCATGACACTACTCTTGCGGGTGTTGGCGCATGTAGTCGCGCAGGTTATTCATCTCGACGTGCCGGTCCAGTGCCGTGCGCGCGATAGGAATCACGCTTGCACCGAGCGCACCCTTCGTCGCCGATGCCGCAATCGTGCGAAGACGCCGTCCCGGCCCACCCAAAACCCGAGACGGGCCGCCCTCAACCAAATCGGCAACCCCGCCGATTATCGGAGACGCCACCGCGCCAATTGCGGCGTAGCGCCCCAACTGCCCGAGCGTCGGCTTGCTTTTCTCCAACGACTCTAGGCGGTCCAGGGACGACCTAGCCTCTTCGTGGGAAACAGCCCCAAGTTTCTGCAGTTCATCGAGACAGGCGCGTACGTCCACAACTCACCCCTTGTGCGTGAGGAGTTTATGAAGTTCGGGTGCAGCCAAAATACCAAGGCCGCCAACATCAAGCGCCGCGTGGGCACCCTCACCGAGCAGGCGTTTCTTTTCCCAACCGTGTGGGTCTTGGTCATGGCGAGAACGAAGTTTGGCCTGTAGCGTATCCAGCCCCGGAACCGCGAGGACACCAAGACCCGCCAACTCAACCGCGTGTTCTCCCTTGGGAGAGGTGAGAGCCTGGCGGACGTTTTGTAGAACACCCGCCTCCTTTGCCCGCGCCTTCACAGCCGGCACATCACTACGCGCCGCCAGCTCGGGAAACTTCTTCGCGACGTCCTTGTAGACCTCGCGCTTCTCCGCCGGAGAACCGAACTGTTTCACCCGTGCGAGCGCGTTCGCAGCGTGCGCCTTGTCGTGAATCGGATAGGCCGGCTTGCCCGTATCCGACTGCTTGGCGCTGAGTGCGAAGTTCTTCGCCTTGATGTGTTCACGTCCGGTTTCGGTGAGTTCAGCGGCGGTCTTTTCAGGGTCTTCCCCCTCAGACAGCCTCTTCTTCTTGTTATTGACCGAACGCGCAGCCGCGTACAAGAGCCCACCTGCCGTAGTAACGCCCGCTGTACCGCGGGCAGCGGTCACGGCGCTACGCTCCGCGGTGAGGTTTTTTTGTGTTTTATGTAGGGCCTCATTCATATGGCTGGCGGCCTCTATGACGCGGTTAAAATTCTTGGGGTCTTTCTGATACGCATTTTGCGCAGCGCGTGCCACGGCTTCATCTCGCGTCGTATTCAGATGTGTAAGGCGCTGTCCCAGATTCTTCGCGCGTTCGCCCGTAAAAAGCTGCTTTACCCGTCCCAGCCCCTTTTCCTTTGCGAACGAGACAGCGGCCGCGGACTTCTCCGGCTCAACCGCCTTGTTGCCGTAAGTACGTGCGTGCCCAGCACGAAAACTATCAACCACAGAACTATTCCGAATTTTATGCGCCAGGTTCTCAACCGCACGATGCCCGTGTCCGGCCACTTGTCCCACCTCTTCGGCCAAGTTGAACGGACGCGATTGCGACAGGCGTTCTTTCACTTTTTGGGCAAGAGGCGCGTGATTCTCATTTGCCTCGGCAATCTTGTTCAACTCGTCGAGAAACGACGCCTGCACGATTTCGTAATCCATCGCCCGCACTCCTTTCAGGGCTGCGCGTTCAAAAACGCCGCAACAGTATTCGCTACTTGAGAGTTGTAGGTCTGCCGAATCGACAAATCCTGCTCGATTTGAATGCCCCAAGAAGAGGCGCAACGGTTCGTGATGTTCGACGGAGAGTTTCCTTCGTACCCGCTCGCCGCCGACGCCAGGGCCACGGTCTTACCGGGCACGACGGGAATAAGCGCCGCTTGAAGCGCTGTTTTCACTGCGAGAGGTGCCGACCCACCAATCAAGATGCCAGACTGGGAGAAACCGTGAAAAGAAACGGCGTACTTCGCCTTTCCTCGTTCCACGTTCCAGTTGTGAAGTAGAGGCCAGGAGTTGATGTCGATGTCCGTGCTCGTGATGTGGTAGCGGTTGTACGCCCCACCACCAATTCGACGACCGACGCAGTACCAGTAGTTGCAGTTCAGCGCGAGGGCCGCCGTCAGCGCCTGCGTATCCACACCAACTTCAATCGCCCCGCCATGCGGAGCGATAATCATGTACTTGTTGGACTGCCCCTGGGTTGCGTACTCAATGATGTCGTCGTTCGGGTCTACCCCCGGCGCCGACAAACGGTTTGGTGCTGGGAATGTAATCGAGCCCGCCGCGGGGGCGGTCAGTGCAGCAAAACGCGACACCGCCGAGGCGTCGATGTAAAGCGAGTCATCCTTCGACGCCTCCGAGACGGTGAACAGAACGAAATCGGCGGGCGTCGTAGAGCCGCCCGTGTTTACACGGACTTGCTTGCCCAGCGCCGACGCGGGTCCTGCGCACCGTTCCTTCTTGCCGACAATCGTAGGGTACGTGCCGTTCGACACGCGGATTGTAGTTGCCACGCCCGCCATCTGCTCGCTCCTTCCACGTCCTCAGACTAGGTGTGCTCGGCGGGCGAGTTGAACGCCCCGATACCCGTCGACTGCTGCCCAAGCCCCGTCACCGTCGTTGCGTTGTCACGCTGGTCGTAGCGGTCAACGACGTTCGAGTCGTCCTTGCTCGGAACGTCTCCCTTGCGCCGGGGCTTCTTCGCCTCCTGATAGGCGAACGGCGACTCCCCCGTTGGGATGGGAGGAACGTCACCGTAGATGTAGCCGAGCTTCTGCCCGACCGCGATGTTGTCGACCGTGCGCGTCGGCACCTCACCGGGGCGCTTCGGGAGCTGCGCAGCACCTGGGTCATCTGAGCTATCGCCGCGGACGTTTTGAGGATTGCCCTGGCTGTCGGCCTGCTTCCAAAGCGTGCCGTCCTTCTCCTTACGAAGAAGCGTGTCGACGCTCATCGGACGAATCCCCGAACGCGCCTTCGGGATGTTCATCGCTCCGTGAGAGGCCGCGATCTTCGTCAGCTCATCGACAAAGCTCGCAAACATCAGAGACTGTTTCATCGGACGCTCCCGACAGTTTTGGTCATGGATGACCGCTGCAAGTCTACAGGGCGCGTGTTCCCCACAAAACGATTCTTGGCAAACGGAACCGAGGGGTACGCATTCGCCACAAGCTGAGAGCAGAAGAAACGGTCGACGTCCTGACGCTTGTTCTCGTGCTTTTCGTTCCAAACAGGAAGAGCTTGTCGTGCGACTCCCAAGTAGTCGTACTCTTTACCCACTTGGCTCTTTGCGTACTGCACGGCGTCTTTACGCGCCGCATCGGGCGCTTTGACACGCAGCGCCTTGAACCGGTACTCCGCGCCAAAGTCCTCTAGGGGCTTCCGCGTGACACCTGTCTCGGGATGGATGTCGACCACCTGCCCATCGCCGACATAAAGCGCCGCGTGGTAGTTTTTTGTCCCACCTTGGAACACAGAAAGGGCACGCCCCAGTACCGATGGGTCGCGCCGTCCCCCAACAAGAATGTCCCCCGGCTCTAGTTTCGACTGTAGGCGGGGTAGGCCGCGTGGGGCAGTCGCTGCCGCGGCAATTTTCGCGAGTTCATCCGAAAAAGCCGCGAGGGTGTCCGAATGGAGGCGCACCGTCCTTTTTTATCAGACGAAACGCCTCGTCGGAAGCCGGGTCAGCCCAAGATGGCGCGAGCGAACTGAAGAGCGGCGACGTATTCCTGCACCGCGAGCTGCTTACGCTTCCGCACGTCACCCTTCTGGGCCGCCGTGCTGCCTCGTTGAAGTCCGATAACCGATTCGATGTCGTTGGTGACGAGGCCGAACAGGTCGTCGTAGGGACCGAAGGCGCGTGAGTGGAAACCCTCCACGCCTTGCAGGACTTCCTTGCCGTCAGACGAGAAGACCAGGTCACCCGACCCGAACATGTCGAAGATGTTCGCCACGGGACGCCACGTGTACGACCGGATGAACTCGTCCACATCAAGACCCTGCTGCTTGATGTACGAGTACGTCTGCACCAAGAAGGCAACCGCCGCTTGGATGCTGGAGTTCTTGTCGAGCGCCAGAAGCCCCGGTGAAATTGCCCGAGGGTCGTCGGCACTGGTGGCCTTTGCCGCGTCGGCAAGAGCCTTCTCGGCCAACTCCAGGGGAGTGCCCACCGAAGCGGTGTCGCCAATCTCTACTTGCTGCTCGTCGGTGATGGCGCCCGTGCGGAAGAACTTTTGGTAGGCCTTGCCGATGAGCGCGGGATGCCAGATGTCTCCGTACCAGCCTGGGCGGATGTATTCCTCGGCCGGAAGGTCGACAACTTCCTGACGATACCTCGGAACTGTCTCCGTCACCTTGTAGGCGCGGAAGCGCACTAGCGTGTCGGAGGACCCGATGAGCGACACCACATCTTGCCCGTAGTCGCTCGCCGGAAGCGTGAGACCAATGGGCACGTTGACGCGGGCGTTGTTAGTTCCGGCCTGTGTCGGTCCTTGGTACACCGGCAGCTTCTGGCCGGTTTTGATGTCCTGCGCCTGATACGCCTGCGTCACATCCTCAACCGCCGTAATCTCACCCTGGTTCGGGCCAAGCGCGGGAATCGTCGGGGGAAAGACAGCGGCCACAACCGTCTGGCGCACGGCGTCCGAGCCAAGACGCCGCTGCACCGTTTGGTCCGCGCGAATAACGCCAAGGAACTCCGTGCTCTCATCCGGCTGCCGGGCGTACGTTCCGTTGACCTGAGTCATACCCTGGTGCTGGTCAACGACATGAACCACTTCCGTGAGGTTGCACAGGAAGTGCGTACCCAGGAGCTTGTTCATGTCCGGAGTCGTGACGCCACCGTTCTGGGCGATGAGCTGCTGACGAAGCTCAAGCTGCGCGGGGTTCACATACTTGTCGATGACCAAGGCAGGGAATCCCGAAGCCAAGAACGGATTGAACTTCCCTGCGATTTGAAGCTGCCGCGCCGCGAAACGATACTTGAAGTAGAGGAAGTTCGCCGAACGCTGGGCGAGGCCAATCTTCGGCTGTTTGCCGTTTACCGCACCCGACCGCGCAGCAAAGATGTTCAGCTCGCCCATCTTCTCGAAGACCGGCAAGATGCCGGTGAAGAGTTCGTGGTCGAGAATGTCGTTGCTCAAAATCGCTTGGAGGTCACGCTGCCCCTTCTTGAGCGTGAAGCCCTTTGGAGCAAAGTAAAACTGGTCGAAGAGTTCGTCCTCTCCGAAGAACTCGTCGTTGGTCTTGAGTAGAAGCCGCGTCGGCTCCTTCAAGAACTCCCGCTGGTAGGTCAGGGAGTGGTAGTGCTCCGGGAAGATGACGTTGCAGCGTGGAGGAGCGCTGAACCAAACGTCGGGTCGGAAGATGTGCTGGTTCAGGCGCGCAGGAACCACTGTCGTCGTGCCCGACACCACTTCGAACTCTGCCGCCCGCTGAAGCTGGGCCCGAGCTTCTTCCAGCGGCGCCGTGATGTTCTTCACAATCTGCTTGTTCGCTCCCGGCTTCCAGGCCTTGAGCTTGGCCTGCGCCTGCGAAAGAGAACGCAGTGCGCTGGAGTAGAACGACCGCGCGCCCGCCATCGTCTTGTCCGTGATTTTACTAACGGTCTGGCGACAGAGAGTGCACATCTGCGCCAACGAAGCGAGCACGCTGAAGCGCGCATCCGCCGACGAGCCAAAATCCTGCTGAATCGCAAGCTGAAGAACGGCCTCGACTTGGTCAATCGACTGAAGAAGGCCATCGGCAGTTGTTGCGATGAAAGCGTTGTTGGGGTCTTTGCGGACACTTTTGCGAGTCCGTCCCCCGGGGTCACCAGTCGAACTCGGGAAGTAGCACGGAGCGCACTGTGCGTACGTCTCGTGAAAAATGATGCCCGACAAGGCGCTGATGGCCTGCCGGATGGATACCTGCTGCCCGAGACCGTTGAGGGTACGCCCCAGAAGAGAATCGTACCCTGCGTTAATGAGGCGACTCGACGTAGGGTCGTCCTCATACGCCGTAATCATCTGCGTAATGTGCAGGCGTAGCTCGGCGATGGAGAAGAAAATGTTCTGACCCGCAAACTTCTTGTCCTGATAGTAGCAGCCCCCAATCGCCTCCAGCAGATGGACGATACCGCCCAGTAGTCCCTTGAGTTTCGGGTACTGAACGCTCGGCGTCTGGATGATGCGCAGAATGACGCTTCCTTCCTCCTCCAAGAAGTCCGTGAAGAGGTTGGTCGCGCCACCGCTAAATATAGCTTTGTAGCCCGGCCCAAAAAGGTCGGTGTTGTTCCACTGGTAGGCGTAGTCCCAGTAGTTACTCCAGTCCTGGCACTGAAGAACCAGGGAACGGCTGTCCTGGTTCTTCGTCCACTGGAATCCGATGATTTCACCGCCAAAGAGCAGCTTGTAGCGGGACAAGTCCGTGTCGTGCGCGTCGCCGACAAACGACTTGGGAATCAAAACATCGCCACCCGGCCCTTCGACGTCTTCATACTCGGTCGGGCTGCGTAGGTTTTTCGTGGTCGCGAACGGCGCCTGCGCCTCGTAGAAATCGAGGAAGAACAGGTGCACCAAGGACCGAGGAAGAATCTGTGTCCCCTCGGCCAGCGGTGGAATCTGAATGCTGCAGGCTGCAGGTGCGTTTGGTGCTGTTTGCACCTGCGCCGCGATGACAGGAACCTCGACGCCCTCGACGAAAAGGCGCAACCGCAGCCGCTGTCCGTAGCCTGCCATTACGCGAAGATGCCCGTATTTTTCGAAGAAGTCGAGGTGCCGTTCGGCCCGAAAGACCAGCTGTTCTTCGAGCTACCGGACGGGTCATACGCGCCCGGAACCGCCGCCGTAGAGAATGCACTCGGCGCACCCCCGACGTTCACCGACGACCCACTTCCCGACAACCCGTTCCCGTAGCCGTTTCCAGCGTTCGAACCCGAACCGAAGGCAGGCCCCCCGGTGGACGGTGTGAGGCTGCCTCCGTTACCCGCAACGCCTCCAGGAATTCCGCCGCCAATACCCGTTCCTTGAGAGACGCCGCCCTGTACCGGGACGCCGTTGCCGTAAACCGCCTTGGTGCTGGTCGACGTGCCCGTACCCGCAGATGCAGAAGCACCGGCAGAAGCCTTCAAGCTGGCCGAAGCAGTATACGCCCCCGTAAATCCGAGACCCCCTCCGATACCGGTAGGACCCGACGAAGCCGTGGGTTTCGGGCCGAAACTTGGGGTGGGCGTTGCGCTCGACCCAAAGCCAGAAAGCCCGCCAGGACGACCGGCGGACCCGAAGTTCGGTCCCAGCCCTAGACCATTAAGTGCTTGCGGGCTATTGGCGTCACCGCCAAAGCGGCCCACCTGGTCCGCCACCACCGTTTGCAAGTCGCCAGCTTCAGGCTTGCCATCTTCGTCTTGCGTCGGGTCACCGTCGGGGACGACGACATGCGGCGGAGCGGTGAACTCATCCGTGTTGTCCGCGATGAGGCTGCGCAGAGGACGCGTGCGTCCTTCACTCTGCGCAATCTTCAGGGCCTGCCGCGCGTTCGACAGAATCGCGTCGACATCGGGCGTACCCGTCGCGTCCAGGCCCGAACGCAACGCGTCGGACAGGTTCTGCGCGCCACCAAAGCCGCTGCTCTGCTGCGCCGCACCGATGGTCGCTTGGTTAATGGTCGCATCGAGAAGCGCTGCATCCGACGCAGCCGTAATCGCAGCGTTCCCCACCGTAGTCACGTCGGCTGACGTCAGGCTAACGGAAGGTGGGAGATTCACGCTGGAACGCACCGGAAAGTGCGGGTCACCAACGAACGAGACATTGGAATAGTTGGTGAGGTAGAGGCGAAAGGTGAGCTGAATCAGAAACGGGGTATCGGCTGAGTTTCGTGCCTGCGCATTCAGCATGTACCCCTCGACGATGTTGTCGTCGTAGAAAAGATAGGTGCGTGCGCCTTCTTCAACCAGCCGCGTGCCGCGTAGGTGGGCATCGTAGTTTGCCCAGAACTCTGCCTGCCAGTTGAAGTCGTTTGAACTAATCAGCAGGGCCACCACATCGAGAAAACGCGGACTCTCGCCGAAGAAGAAGATGTAGGGCTCGCCGAACGTGTCAACGATTTGATGCTTCTCCATGCGGGCTTCTTGAACTGACTGAATCAAGAAGTTCGTGTAGCTCGTCGAAGTTCCCGTCGAAGAGCCCGAGTCCAGGAGAGGAATCTCCGAGCCATCGGCGCGGATGACCTTGAGGATGGCGTACGTGTCCTCCTTGATTTCAAGGCCCCGCATCGGCCGCCGTGCGCTGTCTGTGCCGGCACGACGGACCTTTTGAGCAGCGCTACGCCGCTTCGCAAACTCTTTCGCGAATGCTTCCGTGGTCAGCTCGATGAAGACGGGCATGCGGACGGCCTCCACCGCGCATCATACCCGGTCCCTGCGCAAAACTCACGGGGTACGCAGAATAAGAAGAATGATGGACAACAACACAGTAACCGTAACGAGGGCCGAACTCCAAACGCTTCGCTTCACGGCCGGAATTGCCTTCATCGGGGGTCTCGCGACCCTCGTGATGATGGTATTCGGCGGGCGTAAGCGCTGAAAAGAGCGCCCGAAGGGCGCTCGAAGCGCCATCAGGCGCTTTTCTTAGCCTCTCAAATCACGACGTTCGACTTGATGAGGTAATCGCGCACCGTGCGGTCGGGCGTAACCCCTGCAAACGGCTCACCCTGCTGAATGGCGAACGCCTCGGCTTTCACCAAAACAAGATACGGGTCTTCCACCGCGATCTTGTCGCGAATCTTCAGCTGGTAAAGACGCCCGAACTTGCGAACGGCAACCGTCGTTTCCTGACGGCAAGGAGAGCAGCCCGGAGGCACGCCGAAAGGAAGCGTGCCGGTGAAAAGAAGGGACTTCATGGCTAGGGCTTGAAGAGCGTAACTTGAAGAGGTTTGTTGAGGGAGCCGTTCAGCACATCAAGTTTTCCGCCGAGCAGATTTGCCGTCTTCTCGTTCGCCTCCTTGATGGCTTTCGCCACCGGATTGTTTGCTTCCTCTTTCTTCTCCTTGTCCTGCTTCGACTTGGACTCTGCCGTCTCAGAAACGCGACGAATAGCTTCCGAAAGGTCGGCTTGCTTGCCCGACTTCGCCGCCTTCACAATCTCGTCGCTCATCCCCTTATCGGTGATGCCCTTCTGCGAGAGGAGTTTGGCGACGTCATCCGCGTTCTTGAGGTCAAGCCCCTTCATGTCAACGCCGAGCAGCTGTGCGGCTGCGTCGCCCGCACCGCGACGACGTGAGAGTTTCGTGAAGCGCTCTTGGAAGCTGGCCGAGCGCCCAAGCTCTGCGCCTTCCTCCGTACCGGCCATTTCACGCGAAAGTTTCCGACGCTCCTGCACGCTCATACCCGACACAAGAGCTGCACGGTCTTGCGCCGCGGATTGCATCTTGGCGAACAAGGCTTGATTGGTTTCATCCGACGCTTCCGTCGTACCCAGGCCCTGTTGGTATTCCAGAATGCGTGCGGAGTACTGGGCGTATTTCTGCGCCGCAGTCGTACCGCCCTCGCCGGTCTTACCAATCTTTCCGAGCTTCGCCATGCCCGCTTCGGAAATTTGACCGTTAGCGTCCATGAGGCCCAGCGCGGTAAACTTCTCCCGCTGTTCACCCGCCCCTTCACGGACACGTCTCGCTGTTTCCGTGCGGTCCGTCTTGTTACGCGCGTCGATAACTTGAAGCATTCCGCCGAGCTTCTTCTCGGCCTCCTCGACCGAAAGTGGAATGTCGTTCGCTTTTAGGAAGGCTTCCTTCTCTTCAGCGGTCGCGTTCGGCTTCGTCGTCAAGAACGTCGCGTACTGCGATGCCCCGAGCATCTGCTGCTTCACTTCGTTTTCAGGCGAAGACAAGTTTTCGCCTGCCGAACCGAGCTGTTTCCTCAGCGCATCTTGCGCTGATTTCGCCGTTGCCGGGTCCGAGCTAAGGAGGTCCGAAGCTAGAGTTCGGAACTGTTCGCTCTTGATAAAGCGGCCTGCGGCCTGTTCGCGCTCTGCCGTACCGGTCATGCGCCCAAACAAACCCTCACTGAACTCTTGAATCTTTCCCGCGCCAACCACGGAAAGCGCAAGGCCTTGAGTGCCAAACAGCGCCTGCATTCCGGATGAAATGGCGACACTCATTCCGGCCGCTCCGGCTTTCTCCAAAGCCGATTTTTCGTGGGCGACACCGAAAGCCTCGGCAAAAGCCTTATTCGCCGCACCTTCAGAGCCGAACCCGCCAGTGCCTTGTTTCGCCAGAAGTGCGCCCATACCTCCGGGTGGCAAGCCGTAACGTGCGGCAAGGCTGCCCTCTCCCGTAATGCCTTGGGCGCGCTCGTAGTTTCCAATAAGACCAGCCTTTTCAGCCGTCGACAGCTTTGGGTTACTGAGCTGGGCTTCCATCGCCTTTGCCGCGATGGTGTTGGGGTCCTTCGGGTCGCCCTTCGCCTTTTCACCGATGAGGCTCTCGATGTTCTTCATCCGAACATCACCCTCGCCCTCGATGGAACCCATGGCGTAGGCCTGCGCCAAGAAGTCACCGCCGCCCGCCGTCAACGTCGCGGTCTTGTCAAACCCCGTAGCCGCTGCAAGGCGCGTGGCTTCAATGCTCTGGAGCTTGCTTTGAATCTCATGGTCGCTCATGCCCGAGATGTCGAAGCCGGCCTTACGCAACTTGCTCGCACCGGACTCGCCGAAAATGGCGTACTTAAGTCCTTCCAAGTGGGCGGCTCCGATGCCTCCACTCAACGCAACCCGCCGGTCGGACTCGGTCAAGCGGTCGAAGTCAGCACCTCGATTCAGCGCTTCCCCCAAGCCAAGAGCCGAAGCGCCACCCAGATTGGGACGACCTCCGAGCAGGCTTTCAAAACCCTTGCCCTTCTGCGCCAGGGCTCCGGTGTTAAGTTTCGGACCTCCAACACCAAACGCCACGCGACCCGCGCGAGCGCCCGCCGCGCCACCACTCATCATGGTGCGGAACTGGTCGTCGATGTCCTTAGAGTACGTCTGGACATACGTACCGAACAGGTCGTTCAGGAAACTGTCCACCATTTCCGAACCCTGATTGAACACGTCCTGCCCGACCTTTTGCAGCGAGCTGTTGACCTGCTCCTTTGCATGCTCAAAACGCTGCTTCACACCACTAAGACCTTGTTGCTTTCGCTGCAAAGAAAGGTTTTTGAAATAAGTGTCGCTTTTCTCATCCCGACGCTGCTGCTCAAGAATCTGCGGCATGTTCTGCGCCATCTTGATGGCCTGGTCGACTTCATCGCGACCCATGTGAAGTTGCCGCTGCGCAAACAACATGGAACGGTCGTCCATGTCGTTGATGTCGATGCCCTTTGATGCCGCCCACTCTTGCAGCTGCATTGCAGGCAAAAAGCCGCCGAGGCGTTCCATCGCCGCGCCGCGAAGACGACCTTCGTTGCGAATGAAATTCGCGCGACCGACCTTCGCTAAGTTTTGCTTATCCAGGCGCATCGTCTCGCTGATGGACATGCCGCCCGTGAGAAGTTGTTGAACAGAAGCCTCATCGAGCGTGCCATTTTTACCAGCCATCGAAGCGAGCAATCGGCGACCTCGGCCCGTCTGAAGAAAGCCCGCAGAACTCTGCATGGCGCTCGCGGCATACGCCTGGCGACCTTCCGCTCCCGTAAGCCCCGTCACGTTGTAGATGTCTTCTTCCGAAAGAACGCCCATCTGCTGCGCGGTGCCGATTTGGCCAATCGTGCGCATCCCCGCTACGGCGCCTTGACGCCCAAGTCCGCCGATAGAGCGAGAAATCTGCGAACCGATGCTCGCTGCTCCCGTCACTTCACTGAGCGCCAATCCTCCGGACACGGACGTGGCGCGTGCCATCGAAGTAAACGCCGCGGCATTCTTCATTCCAAAGATGCCGGAGTTCTTTGCCGAGGCGGCTAGTTCCATCGCTCCTTCGAGCGTCGTACCGAGGTCCGTCGCCATCGTCTTCAAGGTCTTGACCATCTCCTTGAAGCGACTGGAAAACTCCTTCACGTCTTTGACGCCCTGGGCAAAGCCCATCTGGCCCATCTTCCCGGCGAGTCCCGTCAGCTCGCGGAACGACGTCATCTCGCCGCCAGGACCGAGGTCGTGTGACATCTCGCGGACCATCGTTCCGATGGACGACATGTCGGAACGAGCAAAGCCCTGCCCGCCGTATTGATTTCGGAAGGAGTACGACTGTCGCAGCTGCTGGTTTAGGTCCATCTGCTGCTGCGCGCCGGTGTACATCTGGTTTCCGGCGTAGTTGGCTGCCGCTCCAGCCGCCATGAGCGGAAGCGCTACCGCGCCGCCTGCGAGAGCAGCCCCGCCAAACCCCGCACCAGCGCCAAACGCCCCCATACCCGCCCGGAGTCCAAGGCTCATAGGGTCGAGCCCAAGCAGGCTCATTGCACCTGTAGCCAGAGGGGCACCAACCGACGCGGCCGTGCTCATCATGCCGCCCATCATGCGGTCTCCGGCTCCGCCGCTGGTCCCGCCGTACACGCCGCCGCCCTGACCAATCATTCCAGAGTAGGCCATGTTGTTCATGGCCATGCCCTGGTAGCCCCCGTTCATCGCGGCGATTTCAGTCGAAGAAAGCGGCATGCGGGCACTTTACCACGCCGATGTGCCCGAAGAAACGGAGGTCCATACGCCCTCTAAACAAGGCAAAAAAGCCAGAATAGTGATGGACAACATTCAGAACCCCGAAGTTGCCACGGGAGTTGGCAACATTTCCCTCCGAATGCAGAACGCCCTTGGTCAGTTCCGCAGGGCGACCGAAAAAGCCACCGAAGCACAGCAGGCACTTCTCAGCGGGGCGCAAGCCCTGCTGCTGGAGTACTCGCGACCGAGCGCGAGAGCGCTCGACGCGCTCGTGGTGATGATCGAAGTATCGGCCACCGTGGTAGAAGAGTACTCGGACAACATCCGAGACCTCGCAGCGGGTTTCGCGTCGGCCGCACAAACGACCAGAGTGGCGCGAGACGTCCGGGGGGCGTGGACGATGGAACAAGTCGCGCAGCTCGGCGCGCAGCTCGGCAAGTGACGAAACGGGGGTCGTGCGGCATCCGCCGCGCGGCCCCCGGCGCACCTCTTTTCTTAGCCGTCGATATGTGTGGGCAATAAACCCCCACAATGCGGAATAAGAATAGTGATGGAACTACACCTTTGGGGCGAAGCCTTGACCGAAGTGTTTGGTACGGCAATCGGAACCTTTTCGCCGTTTTTGCTCGGAGCCCTCTGGGTCTGGGCAAGGGGCGAGAAGTGACGAGAAACGGGCTCTCCCTTCGGGGATTGAGCCCGTTTTTCTAGCCCCTACCTCCCGCGCAATAAACCCGGTTTACCGGGAATAAGAAGAGTGGAGGGAACACCATGCTCGCAACCCTGGCAATGAAGGCCGCGACGTCGGTCATTCACGGAGCCGAAAGCGTGTTGGGGAAGATTTCTACCGCCACCAGCCTGTGGGCCGGGGTGGACGAGGAGAAGAACCTCGTCTCTATAGACCTGCTCGTCAACGATGACGAGCTGGAGGAGATCCTCAAAGACCCCAAAATCGTGCGCGCCTGGAAGGCCGCACAAGCCGTAAAGGAAGTGTTGTGAGCGAAGAAGAGGAGCTTCGGCTCCTGGGTTTGGAGCTTGTGCAAAAACGCACCGATTCCGGGAATAAGAACATTGAAGGGGCAGACCGCCCCCAGAAGGAGACCACCATGAGCCACGACAGTGTCAACGTCAACAACAACAACAACAACAAGCACGCCACCCTGGACCAGAAGCTGGATTTCATCGCGGAGGACATCGCCGCCCTCCGGGCGGCGCTGGTGAAGGAAAAGAGGGCACTGACCCGAAACCAGAAGATCGCCGCGGCGGCGGCCGCGACCACCGTCGCGGTGGTCGCGGTCGCGACGGTGGTCTACCACCGTCGCAAGGCGACGCCCCCCACCCAGGGGTGACTGGGTGAACGCGCGGCCCCTTCGGGGGTGACGCGCGTTCGTTAGCCCCTCATACCGACTATGTGGTTCGTCTACCTACTCTTCAGCAAAACTCTCAATCGCTACTACACGGGAATCACAACGAGACCCGAACAACGACTGCGCGCACACAACGGCAAAGGCGGCGCCAAAGCCACACGCGGAGGACGCCCCTGGTCAATGTGCGTTCTGTCGGCCCTCGACTCAAAAGGAGATGCGCTGCGAGAGGAGTACCGCCTCAAGCGGCTAAGTCATGCAGAGAAGGCACGTCTCTACGAAGCGAAGAAATCTCAAGATTTACGTGAACAACCACTTGCAGGCCGCTGAAGTAGCTTCTACAACTACTTATGAAAGGAGGACGCCATGACTGAGCCGATTCTGTTCACCAACACGATGTTTGAAACCGCCAACGAGGCGTTCCTCTTCTGCAAGGACGACTTGGAGAAGAAGGGGCACGTCTTCGCCGCAACACATCTTGAAAGCTGCGGACCTGTCTACAACGCCGTGACAGGGCGCTTGGCGCTCGATGCGCTGCACGCCGTGCAGCCCGTTTGCGCGTACGCCGACATCGCCATCAACGCGGTCGAACGCGCACTGCGGTTCTGACAAGTTCAGCTCCTAACGCGGGATAAGAGTCATGGGGACGCCCATGCGCTCTCCCAGTTAGGAGCTGTATGTTTTTGTTCGAGATGTTTGACGAAGCGCGGCGCGGATTCTCCACGACCGACCTGCCCCCGCGGGTGTTCGTGGCCAAAGAGATTGGAAACCGGATCATCGAGGAACTGCACAAGAACCGAGAGACGCGGCTCGTGCGCGCTGAGGGCGCGATTGTGCGCGACGAACAGGGAGTGTGCGCGATTTTGAGTCCGCCAGTGTTCACGGTGGCCGAAAACATCGCGCTGATCTGGGTGCGCACGGCGCCCGAAATCGAAGGCGGAAAGATTCGCCTTACCGCAGCACTCAGAGAGAACAACGTCTGGCAGCCGTTGCGCCGAAGCGGCTGCGCGATGTTCCATGGGAACGAAAATGACGCGGAGGACGCACTCGTGATCGTACCCGCGCGTGGCACGTTCCGAATCGAGCGCCCCGCGCAAAGCGTGTCTCCCGAGCTATTCGTCCGATGGGACGGATGCGGGGGCCTGGAAATCGGCGTACCCCGCCGGTACGCAAAACCCGAAGAAATTCGGGCATAAGAATAGTGATGCGAAATACCGCAGCCCCCACGCGCACCGGGGGAGTCGTGCGCAACCTTGTCCGCGGATGCGGACACCTGGCCGTGCAGGGTTACACGGAGATCAACCGAAGGGTGGAAGAGCATCTTGACTTAACGTCAAAGATGTACCCCTTCTTTCAAGCGCACGTGGTCCCGCGCTGCCCAGAAGCGGCGCAGGATCTGCTGTGCGAGCTGTACGCGCGAGCTGAGGCCGCACGGCAGCCGGAGTTGCGGGACGCGGTGTACGCCGCGTACGACCGCGCGCTCCGAGGCGTGGTCGACTGCGCCCTCGGGCTCAAGTCGACGGAGGAGGTCCGTGCGCTCCTAGAGAGAGCGCGCGACCTCAACTTGCAGTGGACGGGGCTCTCGCGCGCTCTTGCGGAGATGCAGCTGACGGCTGCGCTCGGCGGGGCCGCTCCGGCGCAAGCCTGAGCTAAGCGCACGCAAGAAATCCGCTCCCTCCCACGCGGAGGTTGAGCGGTTTTTCTTAGCCCTCGGTTGATACGCGCGTCTTGAAGAACAAGTACGTCTTCAGAATGGCGACCTCAGAACGGACAAGCGGGTCGTTCCCCTGCGTCTGAAACCACGCCTCAAAGCGCCGGATGTCTTTCTCGACAGCGCTCTCCAGCGATTCCCCATTCAGCTCTGTGTCGACCTTCACCATGTCAAATCTCTTCTACAACAAGGGACAAGAAGAGTGAAGGAGATACTCAATGTACCCGATGCAGGTGTGGAGTCTCGTAGAGTTGGTCGACCTGCTCACGCAGGTCACGATGCAAGTAGCAATCGCGCAAAACACCGCCGTGGCGATCGACACGGCCAGAAAGGAAATCGACATGATGGTGGCGTGCGTGCGCGCCACCCCGGTGCGGCAGCAGATCATCACGATTGTGGAAGGGGGTGATGCGTGAAGCCCTGCGCGGCCTGCGGCACGCAGGAGACGGCGCTCGTGCGCACAGACCACAAGGGGCTTCAGCCCTTCTGCGGTCCGTGCCGTGCGCGAGTCGCACGGAGGGTCGACCGGCAGTACCCCGAGCTGCCCATTGTGGGCGCGCGGGTGGCCGCAACGCGAGCGGCTTACACGGCCGAAGACTTCTGCGCGCACGAGCGCGCCGAGCGACGAGCGGGCAACCGCTTCGTCGAGCCGGAAGGAAAATAAGTCCTCCCTTTCGGGGGAGGCACGCGGCTTCGGCCGCGTTTCTTAGCCTCTAGTTAGTGCCCCGTGCGAATAAAACGATTTAGAGACAAGGCTTTAGACGCAGCCTCCCGCCCGGCCCGGAGCTTATTCATCAGGCCGTTTTCGGCACCGACATTCTGGATTGCACTCGACGCTTCTTGAATGCTCGGCAGACCTTTTGGAAGATAAGGAACTACGTTGCCCCGGAGTTGAGCTAGGAGAGCATTCGTGCGCGCCTGCGGGCTCAGCTTCGCGACGGACGAATCGAGCATCCGTTCAACAGCGCGTTGCTGCCGACCGCCGAGCGCGAGAGGGGCGTCAGCCGTGCCACCCGCACGACGAATGAGCTTTTGAACCAGAGCATCGTCAGGGTGCGCCTGCCGCGCTCGACTCATGATACGGGCTGCTTCGGGATCACCTTGCACGCCCAACTGCTCACGCAGGATAGGCGCCACTCCGGCGTGGCTGGCGTGAGGCCGCCACACATTACGTGCCATCTCTTCTGCCTCACCAAGCTCGTGCTGCCCTACCGCCTGGTTAATCGTCGCGTCCACCGGTTTCTTAGGGCCGAGCGCGGCATGCAAAAGTTTGTTACCGGTTTCATTGGGAATACTGGCTCCCATACTCGCGCCCAACAAACGTGCACGCCCCAGCGGGCCGCCTTCGCCCACGGTGCGCATGAGAGCGCCCGATTCTTCCGGTGCGTGCACGTGGTACTGGCCTAGACCACCATGCGTACCCGCCAGCATGCCCGGCATGATTTCCGTCGAACCTACCGCACCCGGTACGTAAGAACTCGCCGCTGCCATTTGCGCGGGGAGCTGGCGCTCTTTAAGAACACGAAGCGCCGCAACAGATTCCGGTGAGCGCGCTGCTGGCGCGGCCAGCTGTCCCCGTGTCATCTTGCGCGAGGCCGCGGAGAACGCCCCAGGCAGCTCTACGACGCCAGGAGAAACATCACTGCGCGTGATGGCACCTTCCTGAATTGCGCGCTCGTACCGGGGAAGAGCGATCTTAACCAGCTCATCGGACATCGCCTGTAGTGCTGTAATCGGCAGCATGCGCCCACAGTACCACGCCACTTCACTCGAAGAATAGATGCTGCCTTCGGCTACCCGGCTATGCTGCACAATGTGATTCGTCCACTCGTCTCCGAAGACCTTCACGCGGTGCTCTGTTTAGAGCAGGCTCTTTTCGACAACGCGCTAAGTGAGACGGCGTTGCGACGAGAGCTAGACGCAGGGTGGGGGCTCGTTCTGTGTGAGAACGAGGTCGTTCTCGCTTACGCCCTTTTGCGCCCCGATGCGGAAGTGCTCGACCTGACGCGCCTTGCCGTAGCGCCCAACGCGCAGCGACATGGGTACGGGCAGCAACTCCTGCGCTACATCCTAGACGAGCCAAAGCCGATTGTGCTGACCGTTCTCAAACACAACCGGCGGGCCTTGCAGTTGTACCTAAAGCACGGCTTTAGGATTGTCGGACACTTCAGCCCGGAGTGCGCCTGGGTACTACGCCGGGAGCCGGGGCCTTGGGACGGTCCATGGCCGAACTCGTGTAGTTCGCCCCGCACCCACCGCACTGCGTAACGGCCTGGCCGTTCGCAAGCGTCTGGGCCGTACAGACCATCTGGCACTTCGGGCACCGCGTCTGTCCAATGCCGCCTTCAGGCATCTTCTGGATGACGTTTCCCTTCGTATCCCGAACGCTACGGATAATCTTCACGCGTTTCCTCCGAAGATGATGGGGCTGTCCTCGTCCGCCGAAACGATAGAACTCGTCGACCCGTCCGCAGCCTCGGCATCCGCGAGTGCTTGAACGTATTGCCGAAGGTACTTCGTGAAGTCGATGTAACGGTTGTCCGCCGTGGTCTGCACGGGGTCATCCGGCGTGCGCACACCCTTCGTCACCAACGTATAGAGGTCCTGCGCGACACGGCGCAGGATAGCGTTCTCCGCCTCTAGCATCTGCATCCCGTCGCTGAAGACCTTGGTGTTCGTGTTGAACGCGTCTTCGAGCTGCAGGAGACGCTGCTCCAGCGCGGACAGAACCACGTGAACGGGGGGCTTACCGCCGCCGGGGTTTGCGAGCTGGTTTTGGGGCGGGGGCTTGTTGCTCATTTTTCTTAGGCTCAGGGGCAGGCGTGTCTTGGTCAGGGAACGGAAGGTCCGACACGCGGACCATCCGGAACTCGTTCATCTTCTGGCGCTCGACGTTCTCCCAGAGCTGGAGCTTCGTCAGGATGCGCAGAAGAACGTACTGCGGGATTTCGCTCTCGAAACGCGGAACTTCCTCGCAGACCATCGTCTCCTTCGGCGGGGTGTCCGACTGAAGGAAGCGGTCGAGCAGGATACGCTGAATCGTTGCAACAGCGGAGCGCTCGTAAGCGTGGTCTTTGTACTCGCTCATGCGGATAGCAGCGCGCGGAAGCGCCCCAAGAGGTCAGCGCCTGCCGACGTGTCCTTGATGATGTGCTTCAGTGGATAGATATACACGTCGCGGCGCGTTCGTGCACTAGCCAGCGTTTCACCCATCAGTTGGCGCGCTTGTTCTTGCTCCGCGGCACGGCGGATGTCCGCACGAGGCAGCTTCACATAGATGTCGGCGTTGTGGCCCATGCGGGCAAAGTACTTGTAGACCAAGCGCGCCCAGTCATCCGTCGTGAGGCGAGCAAAGACTTCACCATGCACTTGGTCACCTTTCCAGACCGCCTTGCAGTCCGGGCAGACCAAGAAGCCGTAGCCCTGCGATGCGTCCGGAATGAGGCCGTTGCAGTCGCTCTTGCCCAGGGCACGAGCAGGGCACTCGTACATCTTCGTGTCCCCGCCGCCGTGGAGCTTGTTGCCGCTTTCCCAGAGAGAAAGCGCACCCGCGTAAGGCACGCGACCACTACGACGGCTGGAGAACAGCAGCTCAATCTTGTACTTCGCCTTCTGCTGGTCCGCGAGGAGCTTGTCCATCGCGGCCATGCGCTTGCGAAGAGTATCCTCTTCTTCCTCCGTGAGCTGCGGAGCCGCATCCAGCGAGTTGTCCTCGCCCCACTTCACTTCACCAATCAGGGGCACGTCTCAGCCTCCCATCGCTTTGGTTTGAAACGCCCCGGGACCAACGGGCACCGTACCGACAGGGCCAGCGCCGCGCCGACCACCTGCGGTGTTGTTCCGGTCGCCTCCGGCAGCCAAAGGAATCTCCAGCACCTCGGCCCGCGCTGACGGTGACGTCTCGATGATGTTGATGACGTCGGCGTAGTGCTGGGCGACGTTCTCACCTTGCAGCAGCACGCGCCATGCGAACACCATCTTCTGCGTCTCTTTCCGGATGAAGTACGACTTGGAGAGGTCCACCTTCCAAGGACGGTCCTCCATCGCGAGCAGCAGCCGGTACTTCACAATCTTCCAGTTGTTCCCGTTGAGCCCAAGGGCGTCTTCCGGGATACGACCGAGAATGCGCAGCTGATTCGGGGTCTCGGTGTGTGACACCACCTCAAGACCCACACGCTTACGAAGGGCAGCGAAAAGCTGATTAGCCGTTGTGGACATCCGGCGACTCCGTCATCGAAGGAACACAGACCATGAACGCCTTGTGGGTTCCGTAGTGCAGCTCGCGTACGTCATGGAAGAACACGCGCTGTGCGGTTGCGGTCACGAGGTACGTCAAGCCGTTCGTCATCAGCTCTTTGATGCTCTCGCTCTTCCACGGCACGATGAACTCACCAATCGGCGTACGTCCGTACACCACGGGCACATCAACCGTCTCCGAGTCGGTCTCGACATGCAGTACGCCTGACTCCGTCGTCATCGCGTACTGATGCAGAACTTCCAGGTCCGTCTCACGGATGAAGACGTACTGCTCGCTCTGCAGCGCAAGCTCGACCAAACGGGCTGCCGTTTCGAGGTCGGCCGGGGCGTCCGTCTCGGCTTCGTCCAGCACCGGGCTGAACCGGCGCATCTCACGAAGCATCTCTGGCGAAACGAGCCCAGCCTTCAAGACCGCTTCTGTTATAGGGTTCATGGAGTCACCTGCGGGATGACGAGCTTGTAGCTTCGTTGGGTGTCGACCAAGGCGCTTGAACGGGTGTAAGCCGCGCACAGCACGACGACGTGGTCTTCCAGAAGGCGGTCGCGCAAGAACGGAACGCCGTACATCTGGTCCTGCGTTGCCGGTGTCACTCCGGTGGACGTGGCGTACCAAGACCAGAACTGCGTATTTGCGCCCCCGACCAACGCCACCGGAAACAGATGGTCCACAGCGGCCATGTTGAAGAGCTGGCACAGCGCGACGGCGGCGTTCGGGCTTGCCCCCGACAGTTCGGCAACGCGACTGTTGCGGATGACGGCGTAGGGCAAAAGAGACTCAAAGTCCGTAGCGACCGGACGGGACGATTCACCTTCCCGAAGAAAGTGGCGGTACTCCACGTTGCCCCGAGAGTCGATGTGGATGCTCTGCACACGGGGCAGTTTGAGAATGTCCTCAATCACCTTGAGGAATCCTCGAATCCCCGCGTTCTTCGGTACTTCTACCGACCCCGATACGTCCTCGTACTCTGCCATCACACTTGCTCCACGTCGTCGCCGTGCGCCGCAGCGGCACGCTGTTCGACTAGGTCTGCATCCACCAGTCGTTGAAGGAAATGAGTCACCAACGCGGACAACGTCGTCTGCCGCCGCTGCGCAACTTCCGTAGCTTGTTTTTTCAGCAACGGCGCGACGCGCAGCTGCAGCCGGTCATCCTTCATTTGGGTCCGTGAACGAACTTCAACGCATCGAGGTAGTCGCGCAGCCCCTCGACAGGAAACCTCTGCGCAAGGAAGTCGAGCACCTGGTCGTGCGCGAAATCAAGGACCTGCTCCGTCAGCTCGACACCCACGAGTTTCTCTTTCAAGTGCGCCTGCAACTCAGTCGCCATGGCGCTGTTCATTCCGATGAACGTCGGCAGCCACATGAAGTTGAGTTCCAAGACACCCGGGCGTGTCGCGACGACGGCTCTCATGTACCCGGCTCCACGACATAAAGAATGTCGTTTGCGCGGATGAGGCCCGTATCTTCCTCGACTTGCTGAAGAATACGAACCAGCTCCTTACCCTGCTGGTGCTCCAGGTTTTCGCGGAAGAACGCCACGCGGTCGCCCGGAACAACGCCCGTGGGCTGAATCGCGCCACTCTTTCCTACCGGGCGCCCAGGACCCGTCTTGAGCACCGTGCCGTAACGCACGCGCTCCTGCCCGCTGGTTGTCGCCGGAAGGAAGATGCCGCCCGAAGAGCTTTCAGGCAGCGGCTCCAGCTTCACCAGAATCCAGTCGAGGAGAGGACGAAACGACATCTCACTCCTCGCCGCCCAGGACGTCCACCGCGTCTTCCTTCGGAAGCGTTGCGGTCGTCGTCTCCCCCAAGAAGCGGTCCTCCAGCGTCTTGGCGAGCTTCGAGTCCGTCGCAAGCGGGCGAAGAGTCGCCGCATAGTTCTCGCCGTTCGGAGCGATGTGCCAGACACCGCCGATACGGTGCATGAGCGTCGTGCGCACGCGCCCGTCCGAATCGGCGTAACGAACCGCGTACGTCTTCGCTTCGACGAAGTTCACGACCGTGCCGGGCTGCGCATCCGCCACCGACCGCTGTCCCTCCGGAATTCCAACACTCGTGGGGCGACCGCCCGTTACCGTTCCGAACATACGACGTTCTCCTTCTCGGCCTTGTAGGCGCTGTACTTCTGTTCAAGCATTCCGCGGCTTACCCACGGACGACCTTCATTCCACGCACGCGGGAAGTAGAACGCAGGCAGCGTTCCTTCCAAGAGGTGGTCCACCCGGACGTAGCCCCACTGACGAAGGCACGTGACGGCGAAACGCTCTTTGCACTTCTTCGGGCAGACAAAGACCGTGCGGAAAACAGCACCCTCACGGTCAACGCTGTCGAGTAGCCCAGGAGAGGTGTACATCCCCCAGAACCCACATCCCGGGCATTCCAGCTCGTGACCCCGCACGCGAAAGTAAACAACGTCCCCAAACGAGTCCGCGAGGGCATCGTGCCCAGCGGGAATGGGTCGGGGCGGTTCAGTCGCCTCTGCCGCACGCTGCGCGGTCAGTGAGGGGCTCTGCGATGAAAACTCCATCGACTCGATTGCCGCTTCCGGATTCGTGCGGAGCAGCTGCACCAGAGCAGCGTCGAGCTTGTAGGGAAGAAGCCCGGGGCGGTCTGTACGCTGCAGGATGACTTCCGTCTCGTCAGAGCCTGGCTCCAACACGCGCGCGAGCATCTGCATCATCTCGCGAAACTCGACGGCTACGAACTCCTGCTGCGTGCCTTCTTGTTGAATCGACCCTGTGGACGTGAACGCGCCTGGGTCACGTCGGTACTCCAATCGCACCTGCATCACGTAACCTCCGCCAGCACTCGACGTGCGTACGAGCTGGGGCGGGACACGCGGTACACCACAGCACCATCGGAGCTTGCGCCGAAGTACACGCGCGACCCGTCCCAGAGTTCCAGTGCGTCGACAAGCACACGCTTGGCGCCTGCAACCGTCTTCCCAATGACCGAACGAACCGGCTGCTCCCGCAAAAGCGACTGCACCGCTTCGAGGTCACACTGCTGCTCGGCCGGAAAGCCGAGGCCGTTGAACGCCGCAAAAGCCTCCTGCGGAGTCAGGTCGTGCAGCTCCAGCACCTGAAGCGCCTGCGCGTCCGCCTGGTTTTCCAAAAGTCCCGTGCAGCGTTTGCTGCAAATGGGACACGGAAACTGGTCGGGCCAGAATTCGCTCGTAGTTCCGACGAGTTGGTCGACCTCCATCACGCTCTCGGTATCCGAAACGCGCTGAGGCATCACGCGCACGACCAGCCCGCAGGGGAGGCAAGGGACCACAATCATACGGACCCGACTCCGTCTTCATCGGGGTCACGGCTGCCCGTGATGTCGGCCGTGTTGATGCCCGCGTTCGGCACCAGCGGGTAGCCGTACTCGTCCTTCGGAACCGACCGAGAGCCGACCACCATCTTGCCGTTCGGAAGCCGCTGAACCACCGACCCCTTGAGTGCCGGCGGCGTCGGAACCGGAGCGGGAGCGGGTGCCTCCGCAACCGGCATCGACGGCTCCGGTTCGTGTCCGCCAAAGACGTGCACGACGTCTCCCGTCTCCTCGGGCGCGGAGTAGGCGACAGGTGCAACCGGACGAGGGGCGGGAGCCGGTGGCTGAATCGCGGCCTGCGGCGGGCCGTTCTCGCCGACATGAGCTTCCATGATTTCCGTCACGGCGCTGTCGTCCACGGCGGCACGAACCACCGCTCCGCTCGGCAGCCGCAGAATGAGGTACGTCAGTGTTGTGTTCTGCTCCAGGTCCATCTCCTGGGCGATTCCCGAGATTACGCAGAGCATCACTTCACCACCGGAGGCGGCGGGAACCCCGCACGCACCCGGTCCGCAGCCGCGTTCTTCGCCTGCTTAGTCAGCTCGGAGCCAACCGAAGCGAGCACCACCAAGTGCTTGCCCGCCCGATGCGCGTTGACGAGCAGCATGCAGTTCGCCCACTGCTGGTCTTGGTAGTCAGGACCATCTGGGCGGGTGATGTACGCCATGCAATCCGCCGCGCAGGGGCGGTCATTGCTCAGAAAGCAGATGAGGCCTTCCGGCTCTTTGAGCGTGGGGTGGTGCGGCGCCGGGTCAGTCACGGGGCGGTGCATGCTGTTCTTTCTCCAACTCGGCGCGGGTGGTCACAATGCTGGCAGCGAGTGCCTTGGCGATGGTGGCGATGTAACGAGCCAGAATCTGCTGTGTCTTCTTGGCGTTCTTCGGGGTGGGCGCTTCGAGAAAGCCCCACTTGATGAGCATGCGCCCGACATCCTGTGCGAACTGCTGGGAGAGCAGGCGTCGAATGTCGGAGAAGAACTGCTGAAACACAGCGTCCGGAGAACCCAAGTCGTGCGCGAAGGGCAGCGCAGCAAGCTCTTCTTTTTTGCCCTGCCAAGAGCACACGTTGCACTTGGCAGCGCCGCCTGCGAGAGCCGAAACCGACACATCGGCCGCCCCGCATTGCGCGCAGAACCACGCCACGTCGGTTGTCTGTGCGTTCGTCGGTGTCATACAGGAATGCTCTTCCCCAGTTTGGCGTAGAGGGCGTTCATCGCCTCGCGAGACCGTCCGGTTTCCGGCTTCTCGTTTTCCTTTTCGACAATCTTCGTCTTCATGCGGCTGCGCATCTGGGACTCCTGCCAAAGCGGCTTGATTCCAAGAGCGCCCTTCTCGACTTCGTGCATGAGGATTTTGATGTGGTCCTCTTTGTCGCGACTCTTCTGTGTCTCGACCCAGGGAAACGCGATCTTCATGTAGTCGTCGAAGACTTCTTTCGCCTTGTCCTTCGCGATGATTGCCTGCGCGAGCGCTCGTAGCCGGGCGTGCTCAACTTGTTCTTTCTTGAGCACGTACAGCATGAGGATAGACTCCCGAAGAGACCCCTTTTGGGGCGGCTCACGCAGGGACTCGAACAACAAAGTTGCACGAGCCCAGCCCTCGGGTGTCTCTAGCCATTTCCCAGTTTTTCGGCCACGAAGAGCTTGCGGACTCGAATGTCGAACCAGAAGTAGTTCACACCAAGAGACGCGAGCATGTGGAAGGGATAGCGCGTGACGAAGTCGAACTTCCGCCAGAACAGGTCTTCGTCAAAACGACCATCCTTGTCCTGGTGACTCGGGATGACGTTGTTGTTGATGGAGCGAAGACCAATCGTCACGGCCATGAGCGAGAACTTGTCGAGAAGGTAGCGGTCGCTCACCTCGACACCCTTTGACTCCGCCATGACGAGGCGCTTGATGGCGAGGTCCTCGCCACCGGTCATTGACTGGAACTCGGGCTCGAACTTTCCAGGAATGACGGGAACCCGCTGCGTCACGAATCCCCGCATGATGAGGTCGGTGATGTCGAGCGGCACACAGCGCTTCTCGATGATTTCGCGCTGTTCCTCGTTGTTGATGATGTCCTTCATCATCATCTCGCGGAACGTATTGAAGTCGAAATCGTCGAGCTTCTTAACGGCCTCGGTCGCGTTCTTCTGCGCCGTAGCAGTATCGGCTTGAGGTCCGTTCTCTGGCGAGTTGCCGAGACGTCCCGCCGAACCAGCAACACCCTGAGCGGCTTCGCGTTCGATGCGCGCGTCTTCGCTCTCCGCTTGCTGCCGCTGCTGCTGGGCTTCCTGCACCGCCTTGAGGCCTTCCAGCGTCTTCTGGCTCAACCCCTTGTTCGCCTGCCCGAGCTGTTGAGGCGAGATGCGGTTGCCGTTACGGATGACACCGTACTTGTACGCCAGCATCGGCTGCGCCGTGGCGTACATCGAGCCCTGACCCTCTCGAAAGTCGGGGTCGCTACGGGCCTCATTCGGCAGAATGTCGATGGGCAGCAGGTTGGTGGGCGGACGACTCATCGCAGGGTTCTGGCTCGGGGCTTCTTGAAACACGGCTCCTGTGGGTCCGGTGAAGATGTTCGACGGTGTCATGGCCACGCGCTGCATCTCCGCCTGGTCGGCCATCGTCAGGTTTTCCCCTGCCGGCAAATCCAAGCGGGGAATCGACGGCGTGGGGCCGCCTGCCACCGGCTGCGTGTACTTGGGTGGACCGCTCTTACGCTCAGCAAAGCCCGCCGCGTACTTGAGTGCCTGCGGGTCGGTAATCCCCGGGGCCACCACTGGCCCTCCAAACTGCATCGGGTCGTCTCGCTTCAAGCCGTCATCCTTCCTTCCACCCGTTCTGTACTCACGACGTACTCCTCATGTCAATGAGGAGCTAGAAAAAAGGCGCCGGTCAATCGACCGACGCCTCGTACTCACTCGCTCACCGCTCCCAGCAGCAGAGCCTGTAACTGCTCCTGTGCCATGTCTCCTGGGAAGGTCAGCACTTTGGCGAGGGTGACACTGATGAGACGCAGTGGAACGTCCCAAGGGTCCGAGAGCCTCGCCCGCAAAAGAAGAAAGGGGCCCTGAGCGGCCACTGTACGTTCGGGATTAGTGAAAACAAGCTGCACGTCCGGAGGAAAAAAGTGCTGCAGTAGCATTCCCTGCAGCACCAGGATTCCCGCCGCAGGCGAGTACGTCAGTGACGGAAGGTCGAGACGCTCAAACTCCACACCGCCTGCGCACATGCGTTTTCGCGAGATGCGCGGACCGTATGCGATTGTTCCGGCCCAACCTCCACCGCACAACTCTACTCCGAAGGAATCTTCGTCCACCCCACGGGAAGTTGGAGCTTCTTCGGGGGCGGTTCGTTCATCACCTTCATCTTGTGCCGCTTGCATACGGGACACCTACCTACGTCAGGGTTTGTCGGGTCCTCCGGAATGACACTTCCCAGAGTCCACCCGGCACTCATGGCTTGTTCGAGGGCTGCTTTCCCGAAGCATCCGGGATGCGAGCACACGAGTTTGTACTCGAAGAACAGAGGGTTGACCATTTTGGGCATGGTAGTTCTTCACCGCTTCCTTGATGGCCGCGAGGTACTCACGGCTCCCAGGATTGTACATGCGGACCCAGCCAAGCCTCTTGCAGTCCTTCTTGCAAAGAGACCGCATCAAACTGAGAAGGCGACCAACACGATGAAGGTTGTACTGGGGGTTGAGCAGAGGCTGAACCGACGCCTCATCACAACGCGTATTGACCTGCCCCAGTCCGACTGAGCACGAGCCATTGTTTTCGTGCCGAACCGACCCCGAGCGCCAGTGTGTCTCTCGGTGGACGATGGCTTGAATCAACCAAGGGTCGAGCTTGTTCGTGTGCGCCTCGTGGAAAACCCACTCAGCGTACTGCGCTGCCCGCGCTTCGGACAATCCCGGATTGCTCTGCCGAATGGCTTGCGCCAGGGCGAGTTCGATGAGCATCTGCTTTCTCCGCTAGTTGGATGACTTGTTCTAGGACTTCTTTTTTCGTGAGGTCGCGTGTGGGTTCCGCCGGACCAAGCGTCAGACGGCGCTCCAACAGCGCAACCCGAATCGCTTCACGTTGAATCGTGAGCAGCGATTTCAGCTCCTCGGTGGCTCGCGCCTCCAGGCGTTCCGCCACCGAAAAGCACATGGGGCAAACAAACACAGCGGCGAAGATTTTCGCCTCGTTCGGGTCAACCGGATTCTGGCAGTTGGTACAGGGGAGCATCTCCCCACTTTACCTCACCGTCGTACTCAACACACTTCACAAGTCGCGCCTCAAGCGAGAGAACCGCGGCGCTGACGTTTACCAGAACAAGGTGTCCGCTCGACTTCCACACCGCGCCCTTGATGACATTATCGAGAGCGTGGCGCGGCATATCCGGAAAGACATACTTCGCGCCAAGGTGCGTCTCTACAGTCACTGTGACCAGGTCATGCCCCATCGCCGACATCGTCCGTCCCCGTCTTCACCGCGAACACGCGGATGGTAGTAGGCGCCTTGCGCATGATGCGCTTCTGCGTTTCCGTGAGACTCTCCGCAACGCACTTGAGAAGCGCCTCCTGCTCGAAGCCAGCTGCGTCAGCCGCAACCTTGGCGTTGAGCGCCGAGTACTCGCTGCGGATGCGGAAGATGAACTGGTCCATCATCGCGTCTGCAACGTGAGCGTGCGCCTCGCAGAAAACTGGCTGCTGCATCATGTCCACCACGCGCTTGTAGCGCGGAGGCGCCGCAAAGTAGCTGCGTAGCCAGTCCCACCCACCACGCGACCGTTGTAGCAGCGGCGCCGGATAACGAGCGACCTCGCCGCAAACACATTTGGGGGCGGCGTCGTAATCGGCTCGCGCACGGTCTTCGAACTTCTGTTGTTCTTCCCGCCGCGTCGGCTTGTGGAAATGCGTCATTAGGGCGCGAACCATCACCGCGCCCATGATGCCAGCACAAAGCACAAGGAAAACTCCCTGCGTGGTATCCATTCGCGTACTCCTTGAACTTGTTTTACTACAACGCCAACAAGGCGTCGCGGTCCCGACGCAAATGCTCTTCGCGCTCAATCTTTTGCAAGAGAGCCTGAAGGCCGAGAAGATGCTGCACCAACTCCGCGCGCAGATATTCCGTCTGCACGGTCAGCGCTTCCAACGCGCGCTCGGCGTGCTGTTCTGCACGCCGAAGCTCAAGAAGCGCGTAGAACTGCCCGTCGTCCAAGAGTTGTTGGATGACGGGGTCTACCTGATTTCGCCGAAGTACTTCTTCCGGCAACGTGCGGGTGAAGTGACCGATGTCGAGCAGCCGCGCGACGAACTCCAGCTCCGTCAGTGTCACGGCTGCACGAAGTAGTCGTCCACCGGTGTCCACCCCAGCAACGCCCCAGGGTCCGGCGTCACCAGGATGTTCACGGCGTTCTTCGTTTTCTGCCGCACCACACCCAAGACATCCGCCTTGGAAACGGGACGGGTCAGAAACTGGATGAAGTACCGAAGCTCCGGCGGCCACGTCTTAGGAAAACTCACGCCTGGGGGGAGAGGTGCGTTCGGGTCCTGCCACTGAACCCACAGGCTGTAGCGCTTTACGCCGTTCGCCTTCTCGATGTCCTGAAGCGCCGTTTCCAAGACAAGCGCCTTGTCCTGGTTGACGCTGCCGTCCGAGTTCAGCGTGCCCTGCTGCGCCAGGGAGATGAGCGCTTCGTACTGTTCCTGCGTAAGCGTGAACGTGGCCATGCCGAGAGCCTACTACTCCTTGCCCTGAGCGAGAAAGCGCCGGAGAAGGCCCCTGGCCCGCTCCTTCAGTTCAGCAACTGTGCCGTCGTTCAGCAACACCGCGTCAAAAAGACTCGGGTCGATGCTTTCTTGCTCGGTTTCGCTCGCATGTTGCCCCGCCACGCCGCGGAGCCCCGCAGACGGTCGCTCCAAGCGCCAAACAATGCCGCCACCGCGTCGAATCGCATCGACTTCATTCTTGAAACGAACGTCCGGAATGATGACGCCCTTCGGCGCCAGCCACGCCGGCTGGATACCCGTCTGGGCGGTGTAGTTCAGCGTCCGCGCGGTGCCTGCAGAATCTAGGAGCGTGGTTGCCGCGCGCAGAGCGTAGTCAATCCACACGTTCTCGTAGCACGCCCTTCCCCACTCTGTACCGAGCTGCTGGAGGGCGTACCGCGGTGTCAGAAAGCCCTGGAAGTCATGCGCGCCACTGCCTTCCGGTGCTCGACTCCACTCCGATGGATAGCGCGTATCGGGCGCGTTTCGCTTCTCACTCGGCCCCCAAAGCTGTTCGTCGGTAAAGGCGAACACATCTTTGCAGAACCGCTTGAGCGGGTCGGCCAGGGAGACTTTCGTAAAACCGAAGTCTTTGACCAGGGCGTCCGCTGCGGTGTCCTTGCCGCTTCCGGCGAGGCCGCACAGACCCAAAATCACAGGAGCACCTCGATACCGGCCACCCGCGCACGGCGAAGCAGCACGTCCCGACGACCGCCCTGACGCCACACGCGGCCGTCCGAGATGTCGAGGAAATGCGTACCGTCCTGCGTGCGCAGGCGCCCCGTCAACGGACCTTCGGACACCGGCTGTTCAGCCGGAGCGGTCACAACAATCTGCGAACCCAGAAGGTTCAGCATGTCCTGCGCGGCCGTTTGAATTGCAATCTTAACGTACGCTTCCAGGTCATCGACGAAACGAAGAACGTGCGGCGCGATGGACTGGTTCAGTTGCTCGTGTGTCATGTGAACTCCTTGTGGTCGGAAGATTGCAGCCGGGACACGATAATGCCCACGCGCTCAAGAAGTTCAAGCGATTCTTTTCGCCGGTAATCTTGGGCGTACCAAACGCGCACGACTCCACCGAGATTGATGAGACGTTTCGCACACATCAAGCAGGGCAGGTGCGTGCAGAAAACAATCTTCGGCGTGTCGCGGGGCACGTCGCAGTTGATGACCGCGTTCTCTTCTGCGTGAAGGCAGTTTTGCGCTACCATGCCTGCATTCCCGGCGGCGTACCACCCCGACCGGGTCTGAAGGTTGTACACATGGCCCGCCCACTCCTTGCGCTCGATGAGCCGGACCTTGTTCGACGCTACCTTGAGGGGGACACTGTTCTGTCCCTGGCAGCGCGGTACAAGGTCTCGCACACGACCATCCAAAACCGCCTGCGCAAACACGGCGTCCTTCGCCAAATGGCCGAGGACCTGCGCCGGCATAAGAGCGCCTCGCGGCTGCGCCTCCCCATCGAAGACCTCGTGCGCCGCTACAACGCCGGAGAATCCGCCAACGGCCTCGCGGCTGTATTCCACGTAAGCCGTGGTGCTATCGAACGCCGTCTTCAAGAGGCGGGAGTTCTCGACATCGAGCGGCGAACTACGCGCCGCTCCCGACGGGCGCGCGAAGTCGATGGCCGAGTGCGCCGGGCCTTGAACGCCGAGAAGCGGGGGACGCTCCAGGGCAGCGGGGAGGCTTGGTTGGTCGAAGAGACACAGAAAGCCGGACTCTTCGTAGAACCTCAGAAAGCAGTCGGAGGATACAACCTCGACCTCCTGGTCGAGCACACCGTCGCCGTGGAACTGATGACGGGCGCCAGCATGCCGTACCAACCGGCCCGCTATGGCGAGCGACTCAAATACCTGCTCGACAGGCACACGCTTTTGGTCGTGTGGAGCTGCGGACGACACACCCTCGTCCCAGCAGGCGTGCAAAAGCTCGTCGCCCTCTTGAAGAGTCTCTGCAGCAACCCAACCCCGCCCAAGCACCAGTACTGGGTGATTCGGGGTGACGGTGAAGTCGTCGTACGCGGTGACCAGCCGTACGACCGTGCCCTCGTACCAGCGGCGGTACGCGCGTTCGACCGACAGTGCCGTCGTAAGCGTACCTGACACAAAACAGCCACAGTTTCCTACCGCGGCTTCACCGTGCACGTCGCAGTCGTTGTCGCACCCTGCCGCGTTGCCGTTGTACCCGACAGCCAGCACCTTTCTGAAATCGGGCGTAACAATCGCGCAACCCACACGCAGGCGACGACACGTCGAACGCTCGCTCATGCTGGAAGCGAGACGCATGTAAATGTCTTGAAACGAAGGACGCATCAAAGGGCTCCTCGGGCGGCTAAAACTTCGCGCATCACATCCCGTGCGTAGTCACAAGCGCGGCGCTGTACGCGCCACGCAAGCGGGCTACCGGCGTAGGACACCCCAAAAACTTCGGGGCGTGTGAACTCCTTGTCGTAGTGCTGCGGTCCGTCTTCACGCGACGGCCACACCACACGCAGCGTGAACTCCCCGTCCTTGCCGGGAAGAAAGTCTACGGACGTAGCGTAGGTTGCGCGCCGGATAGGGTCGGCCCACCCACGCAGCTGCCCGCAAAGAGTTTGAAGAAGTACCGTACCTCGGTCCATACTGCCTCCGTGGCGCGCGACCTACGGTACATCACGAGCGAACGCTTTATCCACGATGACCTCGCGGCACGCGCGGCTGACATGGCGAAGGAAGCTCTACAGCAGTGGCGAAAAGAACGCCGCATCGAGAGCTTCGCCATCAGCTGGCCCAGCGAGCACATCGTTGGAGACGACGGTTCGACCATCACGCACGCGGTGCTTATGCCGCTGCGCGGTGACTTAGACGAAGGGGCGAAGCACGCAGCGCTGACGCGGATGGTCGAGAAGACCAAAGCGTACGGACTCGTCGTGATTGAGCGTCGTCAGAACGAAATCCGCGTGCTCTTTGAAACGCACCATGGCGCCCGAGCCTGGATTACTCCGCTCAAGCGCCATGGGGACCTCCTTGTTCCTGGGAGGACGCAGGTGCGCGATAACGCCGAGTGTCTGGGATTTCTCTGGCGTCCGCAGCTCGTCAGCTAGTTCAGCTCGCGCCGGGAATCGGGAAGCCGACCGCGATGGCTGCCTTCTTGAGACGCTCGTGCTGCGCACGCTCCTCCGCCGAAAGCGTGGTCTCGTCGATGAGACCGTTGCCGCTACGCGCCTGAATCTCCTCGACCACGCCGGTCTCGGGCGTATCCAGGGTCACGCGCGTTGCCGCATCACGCGCCACGGTGCGCGCATTCAGGTAGTACTCCGCCGTCGCCGCCGCGTACGCGCGCTGCTCCATCTCGTTGAGCGAACCGGCGTTGCGGTACGCCGAGATGACCGTCGCCGCGGCGTGCTGGCGAACCGTCGACGGGTCATTCGTCGCGTCGTCCTGCGCAGCCGCCGTCGCCCGACCCGCCTTGACCGCCTTGACCGCCTTCTTCGCGGCCTTGGCCGGCTTCACCGCCTTGGCAGGCTTCGTGGCCTTAGCGGGCTTCTTTTCCGCCTTGTCAGCCTTGGCCGCCTTGACGGCCTTCTTCACCGCCGGCGCTCCGCCGAAGTGCTTCTCCGCCGTGGTGCGGGCCTTCTCCTTGTCCGCATCCGACCAATCCGACTTGCCGATGGCACGACGCGCGCCGACGAGACCGGCGTACTTCCCGGCCTTGAGGTTGATGGCGAACTTCTCCGGGCTGAGCTTCTCGTAGTTCATGTCTGAAAGTCTCCTGCGTGAGCACCGTTAGTGGCGGCTCAATACTCCATTGTGGAGGGCTTGTAGAAATACTACCGCCTGCAACGATGTCAACCTCTCTTCTGAAAGAAGAGAGGGCTCGACAGCCTTGTACCGCAAGTAGTACGACATTTTGGGTACAAGAACCGTGGAGGTCGTATGGCCAAGAAAATGGTGTTCATCTGTGATGGTTCGTCGTGCGGTGCAATTCTCGTCAACCCGAGCGACGGGTTCGTTCTCCGGGGCAGCATTCGTGCAACCGCTCTGGAAGAGGCGGGAGCGCTCGCGCCCCTCGTAACTACGGGGGAAAACGAAGAAACCGCACTCTGCCGGGAGTGCATGATGAAGGCGCTGAAGCTCTAGGTGCAGCCATGATGGATTATGGAAGGGCCATCGCCTGGCTCAACGCACCGCGAAGGAAAGACCGTACGCGCATCGGGCACGAGACATACCTCTCCCGGACTCAAGAGGGTGTTGCCCTAGAGTATCGAGAGAGTTTCATCGTGACGTACCGCCCAAATGGGGACCTGTGGTTCCACAACCGCGGCTACCAGACACGGACGACTAAGGACCGGTACAACCGATTCTTGCCGCCAAACTTCTGGGTGTACGAACACGACAAGTTGTGGTTTCTGCAAACGCCCGCGGGAACGCGGCCGTTTCGGAACGGGATGGTCGTGAAGCCCTCAGGGCGGGTCGAAGGGTTTCCGGCGCCATTCTATGAGATTGACGCGCGAGACCTCTACGACCGCACCCGGCGGTACGCTCGCGACTACACCGACGTACTTACCCGTGGTCTTATCAACCGACCGCGCGGCGAAGGGGATTGCCCCAAATGCTACGACGTTCTCTTTGAGCTTACTGGCGGAAACACAATCCACGACGAGGCGGCCGTCCAACGGCACCTGTTGGAACATGTGCAAGAGCAGAGCACACCCGGCTCATTGATAGCGCTCGCCGCAGCGCGACACGCCGTGCGCGGTTACCCAACCAGCACTGGAGGGCTGTTCCGGTACTCGCCGTCGTTCGCGGCGGTTGTTGAAGTCTGCTGGCCAGATTCGCAAAAGCTGCGAAAGAAGCCACGGACGAAAGCAGAGAAAATCGAGCAGGTTGAACTACGTATGCTGCGAAATAGCGACGTAGCCCTGCCGAACATCCAACCACGGTACTGGCGAAGAGAAATCGCCAGCGTTCTAAAGCACTTCTTGCTGGAGAAGTTCGAGTTCAGCGTATGAAACGCGTTTACGAGCGTACCGTACGAGCCTGGCTCGTCTTAGAAGACGACGCTGCGGTGTTGTTTGAGCTGCTGCGCAGTGCCGTACGGCGCGCCCGTAAAGACAAGGCCCCGACTACCCAGAGTGAGGTAGTCGGGGCCATCGTAACGGCGTATTGTCTTAGCCACCGGATGGACATCCTGGAGCACTTACCCAATGAGTTCGAACGGCAGCGCTTTGAAGAGGCTCTTCAATCCCACCGCGTCGTCACCCGACTACCTCGCTCCCATCGCGCCAACCGTCTTCGACCAAGAGGTGACGTTCCCTCGGTTCCCGACGCTGCAGGAGCAACTGGCGCACCTGAACGGAACAGCGCCCCATCCGTTGATGGAAGTGGGCGTGGCACCCCCACCTCCTGACCGGTCCCTTTTCCAAGGCCTGCTCGGCGGGCGTCTCGACGTCTTGCAGCAAGACGTTCAGGAGAATCCAGACCGCTACGACGAGGCCACGCGTGCGGTGTTTGCCGAGCTAAGTTCCGGAGCGAAAACGGTCGAGAGTCTCGACCCGGTTGCCCGGAAGGCTCTCGACCGCGCCACACTGGATTTCGCTTCGTACCGCCCGCCGCGCACCGCGGCACGGTCGGAACCTTCCAAGCCGCCACCGGCGCCGAAAAAGCCCCGACTCCTTTATGATGGAGTACTGGAGGACGGCCGGGCACCGCAGGTCGAAGAACCCGGCGGGCCGATGACCGCCTACTGGTGGCTCACATGAAGGGCGTCCCGAGTGTGGGCTGTCCGTACTCGTTGACACCATACGGAAGCTGGTAGCCGACTCCACGGCGGGGTCCGCCATAAGGCGCGGGAGGACCTTGGGGCTCGCGATTCATCTCACGCGAAGCCGCCGAAATCCCCTTACTGCCAAGCGCCAGGCCACCAGCCGCCAGTCCCGTAAGTGCGAGATTACCCTTCCAGCCAAGTCCGAGTTTTCCCTTGAGTTGGTCTTTGGCTTCAGAAACCAGAGACGTCAGGTCACCCTCTGGTGCTGGGGGTTTCGGGATAGGCGGGGCCTTGAACGGCTTGACCGCGTTTACGGCCTTCGTGCCAAACTGTTTGATGGTCGGTACGATTTTCGAACCGAAGGATTTTGCCGTGGCGACAAAGTCACCAATTCCGGCTTCCTTCGCCATATCTGCGCCTGTTTCGGCGGCAATTGACGCCAACCGAACCATGCCCTCATCCCAGCCCGCCGGAAGGTCGCTTCCTGCCGGAATGATGAGTGGAACCCGTGTATGTCGCAGGTTTTGGTTAACCTGCCGAATCTTAGCTAGTTCGTACTCACGGCGAGCTTCGTACCGAAGCCGATCCTCAAGTTGCTGGTCAGCAACTTCTTGTCGCATCTTTTCGGCCAAACGGTAGCTGAGAACCCGCGCGGCAAGACCCATCGCAAGAGGAGCTTCTCCGGCGAGTTTCGCCAAGAAAACGTCCTCCGTACCATAGTGCTGCATCAACGCAGGAATCGGAGTATCCATCAGGCTGCCGTAACACGCTTTCGCGCGAGAAGCTGTGTGATGTCGGAAGCACGCCGAAACGCGTCGACCTGGACGCGGCGCAACGAAGCAATCGCTTCGTGCACCACGGGGTCGGTCGGTGCCGGAAGGTCTTCGTCAGGAGCCGACGACCGTTCGCGAATCTCTGGCCGACTCACTTCAGCATACCTTCCAGGCGCCCGAGCGTTCTCGCCATTTCCTTCCATTGGTCCTCCTGCGACTTCGTGAACGACGCAAATGCATCACTACGAACGTAGCGAGACCCTCGTTCTTTTAGCTTCTCGATGTCCTGGTGCATTTGCGCCAGTTCCTTGGCGCGCATATCCACGAGCTGCTGCTGATGTTGCAGCTCGCGTCGAATGTCGGCACGAAACGCATCGAGTTCGGCCCGCCAACCCGCAGCCGCAATCTCGTACTGTCGCCGCAGACGCGGAACCTCGTCCGAGAGCTTTGTCAGCGCGTCCTCGCACGCTTTGAGGCGCTGCTTGAAGCGGAAGAACGCGCCTAGAAACGATGCCCCACCGCTGGCCGCTGCCGTCAAGCCGTGGTCGAGAATGGTAGTCCAGTCCAAGAGGCCTCCTGACACAAGCAAAGGGCAGGAGCGCCCCGGCCGGCATCATCCGAGCACCCAGACGCGCAGCTGGCAGGACGAGGTGTAGATGATGCTGAGCGAAGTCGCTCCCGACGACGGCGTCGGGTTGAACCACACAAAGAAACCCCCAGCAGAGATTTCAAGTGGTTCCGTTCCCCCGTTGATTACGCACCGAACGACAGCGCCCGACTGCCCGCCGTCGTATCGAATCAACAGCCCCTTGGCTCCGGGCGCCCCAACCGACCCAAAATCGAACGACTTCGTACCGGCGCCCACCAAGTTGAGCACCGACTCCTGCAGCGAAACGAACTGCGAGGCGAAGTTGAACGGGATGGGGTCCTGCGGAAGCGACTGGTCGGCCGCCAGCTGCAAAGACCCCGCGAATGCAAACGGCTGAACAACCGGAGCCATGGGCTACTCCTACGAGTTCTGGATGCCGGGGAAGGTCCCGTTCGTACCGCCCGCGTTGGCGTTCGAGTTCGTGATGAGCGTAAGGGCAGCCACCGCCACCGGCACGGCGCGCTCGAACTGCACCGCGACGGACTCCTGAATGAGCACGCCCTGCGCATCCGTGGCCCACGAATGGTTCGGCAGGTAGCAGGCCTCGAAGTACACAGCCGCCAGCGTGTCGAGATTGATGTCGCGGATGTACATCAGCATGCCGATGGGCTGCGCGAACAGGTCCGACGCCAGGTTGACGTAGATGTTGTCGTAGCCCGGAGGAATGATGACGTCGTGCGGGTTCGACATGGCCTTGTTGCCCGCGTTCGGGAACATGGCCGGAACCGCCGTCGGAGGAATGAGGTCCTGGTAGTACGCGTACAGCGTCCGGAGCAGCGACGCGCCGTGGTAGTAGATGCGCCCGAGACCGAGCTGACCCACGGTACGACCCGCGATGAAGTAGCTCCGCTCAGAACCAATTTCGAAGATACGCGAGAACTGCCGCGTATGGCTGAGATTGAAGTTCTGGACGATGCCAATCGGGTAGACGATTTGATTCGCCGCCTGCCCGTTGCCCTTCACCGCGCCGGCTACGGCAGCAGCACCGCCGATGTTCGCAAGGCGGGGCGGACCCGCAGCGAGCATCGTGAAGCCGGCGTTTGCGTAACGCCCATCGACCATGCCGGCCTGGACGTAATTCGAGTACGGCGCCCAATCGGAGAAGTTGCCAGCCATCGTCTTACTCCCTCACCTTGGAGGTGTAGTCTCCCCCGAGGTCTTCGTACACGTTCAGGGTCTTACCCGTGTCGAACGTCGCAGCGACGCGGAGGAGACCGACATCCGCTCGCGCAATCTTCTGAAGAAGAACCGCCTCCAACGAGGAAACGCGCGGCGAACCGAACCGCTCCTCCAGAGCGGCCCGGCCCACCACCTCAGCGGCAAGTTTTCGCAGTTCAGTACTCATTGAGCGCCCCGGCACACTAGATGGTGAGGGTCAACCGAATGTAGTTGCAGGGGAACGGAACATCGAGCGTCACGTCGATCAGCACCGTGTCGGGCGCCGTCGTGTCCTGCACGATGTTGTTGAGCTGCGACCCAATGAGCACACCCGAATCCGCGAGGAAACCGAGCAGGCCTTGAATGACGTGCCCAAGGCTGTCGAGGAAGCCCTGCGTGATGTTGAACCGCCCGATGAAGTTCTTGAGGCCCTGCCGCAGGAACTTCGCCGTGAAGTCCACCACCTTCGTGATGGAGTCCGTGCGCGTCTCGATGCTGGTCATGTCCGTCGTCAGCGCCATGCGGCTGATGAGGGGCGTGCCCGTCGAGTCCTGCACGATGACGTAGTTGCCGCCCGCCGCCATGACGTTGAGCTGCCGCTCGCCGAAACGGTCGTTCGACCCAATGACACGGGTGAACCCCGTCATCGGGAAGTTCGTGAACGACTGCTGCGGAGGCTGCTGACCAATCATGCCCGCCACCGCGGCGTTCATGTAGAAGCCCTCAACAATCTGCTCGATGCCCTGAAGGGTCGCCGCAGCCTTGTCCGGGAACGTCGACCACACGCGGCGGCTGGCGTAACCCTGCGCCATCTGCTGCACCGTGAGCGCCGTACCCTCAAGGTCCGGCGACCCATCGAGGAGCACCAGTGCCGCACCCCGAATGCGCACCGCGAACGGGTCGCTGATGAGGGGCGTCGGAAACGCGCTCGTCGCGTAGTAGCCGTCGTCGTTCTCGCCCGGGAGGAACCCAGACGTCTTGAGCATAACGACGCTGCCGACGACGTTGACGATGTTGTACTTCTTGCCGTCGCCAATATCGAGGTAGATGCCCGCCGACGTAGCGTACGGACCCGAACTCGTCAGGCCCTGCGCCACGAGCAGCGCGCCGAGGTTGGACACGCCCGTATCAAACGTATCCGGCGTCGGCGTCGTGTTGCCGTTCGCGCCCGACGAGACGAGCGTGTCGAGCTTGTGGGTCGGCACCTCCGGATTGATGAGCACAATGCGTTCGCCCTTGTTGGCCGGCGCGCTCATCACCGAAACGTGCGTGCTGAACACCTGGAAGACGGTCGTGTCGTGCGTCAGAGGCGCAAGAGCGTAGACCTCGTAGCCTTCGAGGAACGTCGCTGCACGCGTGTACGCCTCCACCGTGCCGTACGGCGCAGCAGGCGTCGCCGAATCCACGCCAAGCGCCGTAACCTGCACGCCCGGGCTGTTGAGCAGCGCGAAGTACAGACCGAGGGCGAGCGGGTTGTCGACCGTGATGGGCGACAGCTGGCTGGCAAGAGCCGTCGTGTCGCCGAAGCGGAGCAGGCCCGGATTCGTCGCACGGGGCGACACGTCGAGGCGCACCGCCTTGTACGCAAGGTAGAGCGTAGCGCGCGAGGGGTACGACGGATTACCGCGCGGATCGCGAACCACCTCAGGAACAATCCGACACGCACCCGTGCCAGAGTCCACAACGAGGTTCGGATACGGGCGCGAGATGCCAGTCGTCGCTGACGACGCCTTGAGCTTCTGCGCCTCGATGTACCAGGCCAGGCCCACGTTGCTGGAGATGGGAACCTGCTTGTCGATCTTCAGGTAGCTGACGTTGCCGCCAGGAGCCACCTGAGTGACCGTCGCGTACGAGATCCCATCCACCCAAACGCGGTCACCCGGAAGCGGCTTGAACGGGTTACCGCGCACCGTCGTCCCAGCCGTAAGGCCGAGCGTCGCGCACGCCGTTCCGCTCACAACCTTCATGATGGAGGTGGCGCCGAGCGTGATGTTCGTGAGCGCGAGATTGCCGCCGCCCGTAAGCGTAGCAACCGTGCGCCCTTCCGACGCCGCGCCGAAGAGCGCGTTGATCTGCGTCAGCACCAGGGCAGGGCTCGACGCACCCGAGAACGTGAGCGTCTGCGGCTTGTCGCCGTCGTCCAGGGTTAGCGTCTCGCCGTCCGGAACGCCGCCACCCGGAACCGCAATCGTGCCGACAATCTGCCCAGCACCCGGAGACGCCGTGAAATCGGCGCCCGTGAACGCGAGAAGCGGGGTCACGGCGGTGCCGTTGCCGCTGTCGATGGCACGAACACCCGAAACGCCGTACGTCGTACCCGCAACCAGGCCGACCGTCAGGTTGGCCGTTCCCGCGCCAACCTCAATGCTGGACTCCGGGCCAAGCGCCAGCGTCGTGATGCGGAGGAAGTTGGTGGTGGCGTCGTAGGACGCCGTAGCCACCGCACCGATGACCGCATTGATTTCCGCAAGGGCAATCGCGGTGTTCGCCGGAGCGCCGAACGTCACCGTCAGCGGCGACGAAGCACCGTTGAACGTGAAGATGAGCGTCTTGCCGCCGAGGTCGAGCGGGAGAGTCAGCGTCGTCACGTCGACCGTACCCACCACCGTCGCGGCCGTTCCGATGCCGTTGCGGAGGAAGGCTTCCGTCTGGAGAAGCTCCATGAGCGTCCCGCCCGTTCCACCCATGAAGAGGAACGCGCGAACCGACGGAGGCTCCACGACGAGCTGCGAAAGGTTCGCGTTCGGGTCGGGGAAGCTGGCGAACGTGATGTCCGTGACGTGCTGGTCGTAGTACGTCGAGCCCGTATAGACCTTGTCTGCACCGAACCCAAACGCAGCCAGAACGACAGGCGAGCTGGCGGCCAGACCCGTTCCAACCACCTTGATGGTCTGGAAGTCGTTTGCGGCGTACGAACGAATCCGCCAGGACATGCCGTCCGGGGACACCTCCGCCGTAAACGCCGTCACACCCTCGTCACTGAACGCCATGAGCACCTGCGCCACGACCTGCGCCGGCGTAAGGGGCTCACCGCTGAACGTGATGGTGATGTCCGGGCCATTGTTGAGCGACACGACGAGCGAGAGGCTGTCGAGGCCCGAGTACACCGGAGGCGTTCCCACGGCGTCCATCGCCTGCGCAATCGCGTTGAGCGACACCAGCGCTTGCGGATTGAGCACCGACGCACCCGCGCTGTTTTGCACGAGAACGTCAACGACCTGCCGACACACCCCCACAATGCAGGGAACGAGAGTGGGCGTCACAACGGTCGGCGTGACCGTCTGGAAGACTTGAATGACCTCTACCCCCGGGCGGGGAAGCTCAGCAGCCATCAGCGGCTCCTTTCATCACACCTTGACCGTGCTCGTGTCCGTGACGTGCGCATTTGCGTTGGTCACACACGATTCTTCCACAGTGGTTACGGCTATGGGAATAGTGCGCCCTCCAATCGAAGGCGGACGCACCGCGGGGCAGTTCGGCCGAGCAGCACGAACAATCACTTGTTGAGCGGGATTAAGCGGGTGCGGCATGAGCGGAAGTGTCGATGCGGCGCCTCCGGGACGGGGCGTTGCGCCGTAGACATCGCTGGCTTGAGGAGCAAACGCATCCGGCGGACAGGTGTGGATGTTTACGGGCACTCCGCCCGTTGGTCCGCCAGCAGGTCCGCAGTGCCCACCCTCTACCGAGTTATTCTCCGACGAACCTACCGGAGCGCCCGCCGGACCAATAAGCTGCTGGTTGACGGACTGAAGCTGCGCTCGAATCGACAGGCCCATGTTCCGGACAATGGTTTTGCCCAACGGGCTGAACTGCGACGTGCGGTAGAACTGGTACGGGCAGTTGACTGTCGTGACGTACCACTCGTCTCCCGAATCGGCGGAAACCACCGAACCAGCAGGGGACGGGGCACCAATCGCCGGTTGTCGCCCAATCTCGAAGAAGCCCGCTTGCATGAGAAGTTCGCGGTGCAGCCACAACTGCTCCGCGCAAATCCAGGCAATACGCTCCGACTCCAGCGCCGCGCGGGAGCTACAGTTGACGACCATTGTGCCAGGAACAAGAACCGATTTTTTCTTAGTTCCCGTCTGGAAGTCATACGTCAGCATGTCATCGAGGCCGAGCGAGTAAAACTGCACGGGGCCGCGCGTACATGAGATGGCTGGGCGCTGTCCTACCGTCTCCGCCTTGATGGGGTTTTCGTCGGAGATATAAATCTCCGCGTGCTCATCGTTCGGCTCCCAGTGGTAGGCGCCGTAAGGCGCCGCGTGGAAAAGACCCTGGAAGAACCCGACGAAGAGCGAACGAACGTGCTCTAGCGGCGAATACTTGAAGCTGTCTTCGGGGAACGCGCCGTTAGGACTTGTTGTCGGGATTTTCGAGGGCACGGCGCATCTCCTCTACTTGGTGGGCCTGCGCCAGATTGTACGCGAGACCGAGTCCAGCCCCCAAAATCGGGGCCGCCGTCATCAAATGACGGGCCGGAATATCGTGACCCATGATGTGCTTGTACGCCTGGTTCGACAGGTGCGCTGCGCCGGCACCTGCCAGCGTACCAAGACCCATACCCGCCACACTTTTCAGAATGGGAGCAAGCGCACTCGGGCGGTCCTTCTTTGACTCTTCCGCGAGCTTGCAGAGGGCTGTTGCTGCGTCCACCGGCAGATAAGAAAACAACGTAGGAGCGCGCATCACTGCCTCGGATAAGTGGTGTAGAGACTGTAGATGGCCGGAATCTCGGAATCCATGAAGGATTCAAGATTCATCGGGTTTTCGTAGTTACGAGACGGGTTGAGCCACAAGTCCCGCAGCGCCTCCGACAAGTTCAGCGGCACGGCGAACTCAACATCCTTTGGCGGGATTTCATGCAGCTGAACTTCCTGATGAACGGCCGCACGGCCCTGCTCCGTCTGGTTCACCTGAACAACGCGCCACCGCCGGTTTTCCGGTTCGATGATGAGGTCGCGGGGCTTGAGCGGCGGATACCAGGACAAGCGTGCAGTCGTGTTGGACTGCTGCTGCGCTCCGACGTTGGTGTTCTGTTCTGTCTTCGCCGAAGGGTCGATTTGAATCCACGACTCAATCGGGTGCAGGTAGCCCCGGACAAATCCCGTATCAAAACAGAGCTTACAGCCCGACGTGCGCTTTTGTTTTAGCGTCGCGTTGTAGCAACTGCAGCGCTGTCCGAATGTCCTCGCTGGAAGAACCCAGCAGCGCCGAGCCGCAAACTCCCGAAACAAGAGCTGCATGTGCCGCCGCAGTTCCAGTGCGATGAGGTCAGGGTCGGGGTCTTTTGACACCGGACCAAAATCAAGAAACTCACCACTCGGAACGTGCGCTACACGCAACTGGTAGAAGTACTTCCGCCAACGGTGCCCAGTCGACAAGGTGTTGTCGACAAACGTAAAACGATCCTGAAAGGGCCGCCCGATAATGTCGAACGGCCCACTCGGAGATTCGCTGCGCTGAACGGCGAACGTGTAATCGAGAATGTCCTCGCTCGTATCAACCAGACGCCACGACAGTTCGTTGAAATCAATGTCCAACGAACGGACGCGAAAGTCTTTGACCTCAAGCGAGACACCCATGATTAGCTCGTTGCCGCCGGAAGAAGTTTTCCAGCCGAAGGCGAGGGAAGTTCACGTACTTGAATTTGAGGCTCTGGAATAAGGGTTTCAGCCGAATGCGCAGGAAGTTTCGGCGCTTGAGCTTTCGGCATGCCCTTAAACAGAGGTTCTCCTGAAACGCCACGACGAACCATGTTCACGCCAGACTGCGCGGTATTACCAACCGCCTTTCGGAATGTCTGTCCAGCGTACATGCGACCCCCGATTCCGCCCGCGGCACCACCAAGCGCGGCTCCCGCAAGTCCGCCCTTCAGCGCACCAGAAAAACCATGCCCGGACTCTGCGCTTGCCGCTCCTCCAGCCGCACCGACGGCCGCACCACCGAGCGCGCCAGCCGTACCGGGGTTCTTCATCGCCCACGCACCGAAACGCTGAAGTCCCTTGGTGACATCCACTGAGCCAAGTGCCTTCTTCTCCATCTGCGCACGCAGGGCCGCATGCTCTGCCATCGCCTGCTTAATCAAGCGCGCCGACCCCGTAACAATCTTTCCGAGCGAAGGGTCGCCTTGGTTGATAAGCTGCCCCCGCCAGTTCCTTTGAGCCGGCTGGTACAGCATGGCTTCGTTCGCGGCTGGGTCAAAAACCGGTGTTCGATGCGACATGCCATACTCCAGGTCAATCGGCGCTGCCGACCCCGGTGTATGCCCAAATGACGCCGGCGTTGCTGGCTCTTGCAGCGGTGCGCTAAATCGAGATTTTGTGGGTGACGGCGCATGCTCTGGGTCCACCAACATGTTGTGGACATCCACCAGATTCTTCTGGTTCTCCTTTGCCTCACGCACCTGCTCTGGCGTCAGCACGGCAGGACGAGGCGCAGGAGCGGCAGGAGCGGGGTGAGGTGCAGCGACGCCACCGGCAGGCGGCGCGGGTGCGCGCCCGACAGGCGCCGCCGGCACACCCGTTACCGATTGATGCTGAAGGTTTTTCAGGTCGGAAAGGCTCTCATCAATCACGCCCTTTGCCGCCGCACTGTTTGTGAGGTGCTGACTCATGCCGCCCGCGAGTCCACCGACGGCGGCGCCACCCAGACCCCCCTTCACTGCCCCCGAGAGACGATTCCCCGGACCTCCGGCCACCGCGCCGCCGACGGCACCCGCCGCACCGCCCACCAACGCGCCTGCGGCGGCACGATTCTTCATCGCCCATCCGCCAAAGTTTTTCAACGCATCCGCTGCGGGCACCCCGCCCAAGGCAGTTTTCGCCATCATCGTGCCGGCCTGCGTCCCGTACGACGTCAGCGCCTGAACGTGGGCCGCTTTCTGCATGTCCTGCCGCGCCAGCATCCGACCGAAGTTGTCCGCAAACGCCACCTTTGCGACACCGCCGCCAAGCCCCTGCGCAGCATCTTGCGCTCCTTCAGCGGGCACCGGACCCGGAGCCCCCGCACCCTGGGCGGGCATGTCGGGCGCCTCGGGCATCGCAGGGGGCGCACCTTGCATTTTTGCAAGTTCAAGCTCCAACATGCGCTTCTTGAGCTGGATCTTGCTGCGAAGCTCCCAAGGGTCCCCCGCCGCACGCTGCTCTTCGCGGCGCTGCTGGTCGAGGATGTCGGCCTGAAGCTCTTCCTGCTCCAGTCCGAGAGCCTGCTCAAAAAGCGGCGTACCCCGGAACCGCTCCAGGAACACCGAACCGCTCTCTTCCGGGTAGGCGAGCTTGAGGTGCCCGTACAAAGTCTCCACCGGAGTACCGCTCGCCAGAGCGCGCAGCTCATTTTCCGGAAGGCCGCTAAGAAGCGACGTCAGCTCGGCCTGTCCTTGCTTGGCCAACTCCGCGGTGTATGCGACTTTGAGGAATTCGTTGAGCATCAGCCTGCCCTCTTGCTGAGAATGTCCTTGAGATTGCGAGCAATCGAACCGACGTGCTCACCTGACCGTTTCAGCGACCCCACAACTTGCGGGCCATTTGACGCACCAAGCAGCGCACCGCCGAGAGCCCCCATCCCTGCCGATACGCCGGGGTGTTCGTTCGCGAACTCACCCATCGTCAGTCGTGCACGCGACTGCGCGAGGTTAAGCGCATCGCGATAACCTCGGTCCGGCTTCGCCTCCAGCTCTTGGACCTTTTGCCGAAGCGGGTCGTAATCCGCACGAGATTCTAGGTAGCCGAGACCCCCACCCATGGCTGCACCAGCAGCGGCATGCGGAAGAACTGAAACGGCTTTTCCAGCCTGCATGGTGAGGTAGTTTTTGAGGGACGCCTGCTTACCGGCGACGCCAAAAGGGAGGAAGTGCGACAAGACCTCCTTGCCCGGCGTCTGCCCCTGCTGGTCCTTCTGGTTCATCGACGTCGCCGGATTCGCGTTCGCGAACATCGGTTCCGTGCCCGCAGCCGGTGCGTTGTTCTGGTCCTCTCCCATCGGGGCAACCGAGTTCGGTGCCGCACCGGGGCTCGCCGCCTGACCCGCAGGTCCCGAAGTCGGCTCGGGCGCACTGCTCGGCGCCGCAGCCTGGCTCGCCGCTTGGGCCGCGGCATCCATGCCCGTCAACGACGGAGGCTCTTGCGATGCCGCCTGAAGCAGCGTCCCACGAAGCTGCTGGTACGCCATGCGCATCGCAGCAGCGGCTTGCTGCTGCTGGAGAATCTGGTCTTGCGCTGCCATGGCTTTTTGCGTCGACGAGGCGACCTGCGCTTGGTACGCCGCCGTCTGCTGCTCGTTCAGCGCCTGTTGTTGCTGCGCCTGCTGAACTTGCTGCTGAAGCTGCTGTGCCTCTTGCTGCTGTTGCTCCTGAGCCTGCTGCGCCTGCTGGAGCTTCTGGCGGAGGAAGTCGATGTGATTGTTCTCCGCACCCTGCTGCGCCTGTTGCTGGAGGGCGAGGTACTGCTGAACCTCCGGGGCAAGCATGGGCTCAATCGGCGCGCCCGGCATGGGCTGCGGAGCCGCTTCCTGCTCCGGCTGCATGCCCATCTCGTCCAGAGCAAACTTGAACGCCGATGCCGCCTTTTGATATGCCGCCGCCGTCTTCCATTCCTCCGGCAGCGCGCCCGTTTGGTTAAAGTGGATAACACTCGGCGTAGACTGCTGCGCGTCTATATGGGCCGCAATGCCACGCGCAGCGCGTTCACGCGCCAAAACACGGGCATGCTCCTGCGCGTATCGCTTACCCCCGCGCACAGCACCACCCAGAGTGCCCAAAGTGGCGCCAGCTAGAGCACCACCAAAGGCTCCGTGACTGAGTGGCTTTTTCGCAAGATGTGCTAACAAGCTACCGCCGGCAGCGCCGCCCAAAGCACCAAGCAGTTGTCCGCCCCGCACGTTTTGACGGTACGTAGGGACTGCTTCTCTGTTTGCCGCTTGATGCGCCGCTACTTCGTTTGGGCTAACTACGTGCATCAGGAAGGCATTCCTGCGTGCGATGTCGCGGTCTAGTGGTTGACCGTTGTGCATCGTCGCGTAGGAATCCACCAACTGACGTAGCTGGTCATTCGCAGTCTTCTCGTGCCGATGACGGTCCATCGACCCGCCCACTTCACGGCCCGCCTTGCCACCCATGTGCTGACCGAGCCAAGCACCACCCAACGTCGCCATCGGGTTGCCCTTACCGTAGTGGTGCATGAGCGCTGCGCCGGCAGCGGCCCCAGCTCCACGCCCAGCCAGCTCACCGTGCCGCTCGCTGCGATGCGCGTGCTCTTTCGCGAACTCCGCACTGAGCGAAGCACGAGCGCGTTCGTGCCCCGTCTCTTCCGGCGACTTGGACGCCGCCGTTTTTGCAGGGGGCACAGCGTGCTGCCCTTGAGCAGCGGGAGGAAGGGACACAGGGGGCGCGGCCTGCATGTTCTGACCCTGCGCCGTAGGCGGCAGTGTCATGGGCGCGCCCATTCCCATCGCCTCGGCCTGCTTCAGCAGGGCGTACTGCTCCTGCACGGAGAGTGACTCAAACGCCGCGTCTAGGTCCGCAACGGTGGCTTGCTTCTCCACACCGCGAACCTGGATGAAGAACGCAGCGGCCTCGGCTTGAGGGATGCCCTTGAGCAAAAAGTCGTCGAAGTTCATCCCATCACTCCCAGGTGTAGACGTTGTGCATGTTGTCGTTGCCGCTGTACGACCACGTCCAACACGGCGCGGTGTTGTTCACCGCCGAGGGCTTGTAGAGCTTTCCGACCGTGTCGCGGTCGTCATCAAACCCGAGCAGGCTGTTCGACGTGCCACTCTTCTCAACCGTCACGCCGCTGCTCGGGGTAGCCTCAATGAGAACCAGACGCTGCTCCGCGTCCAGAAGGGCCAAGACAGAGGGCACTGCCGCCTCAATCTGTGCCTTGATGTCCTTGAAGAGCAGCGTGTATGGGTCTGGGTTGGTGCCCGGCGGCGTGGCGCTCGCTGCAACCCCAAACGTAACCGTGGCCACGACCGGCGACGTGAACTTAAGGGTGCGCCCCACCAGCCCGTTGATACCGGCGGTGAGATTTGCCGGCGTACCGCCGCCCTGCGCGCGGTTCACGCTTCCGCCCGTAACGCCCCCGTTGAGGAACGCGGTCACGTCTTCGATGCGACGGAATTTGTAGAGACGATTGACGGCCATTAGCCCTCTCCAGGTTCTTCTGAGACGAAAGAACGAGGCAACTCGTGCCTTTTAGTAGGCGGCGTACGTAGCGTTGACCGCCCAGAGTTCCGAGTGAACTCCGCTGTTGCTCGGACCAAGAATGCCTTGGATGTTGATGGCGACCTTCACCCGTTGCTTCATCTGGTCCGTGAACGCTTTGTAGTACTGGAGCCAGTTCATGAGCATCGGCGTCTTGTCGTTGACGCCGACGTTGATGCCGCCGTTTGAGTAGTTGATGTGGTTTCGCGTCTGCAGCAGGCCCACGGACTCGATGAGCGAGATGGTCGTCATCCGTAGTAGCAGCGCGTGCTGGTTCAACTGCAGCAAGTCTTCAAGACCAAGCGCGGTGAAGTGCGGCGTACCGTTGAAGTCGGCGAGCGCATCGTACACCGCCCACGCAATCTGCCGGTCGCTCGACTCTTCGCCCGAAACAATCCGGTTCAGCTCAGGGAAATCCCGATGATAGAGACGTACCATCTGGACAAAGTCCCGAAAGGTCGGACTCATCGTCGGGATTCCCTGCAGCATGAATCAGCCGCCCTTCTTCTTCGACGGCGCAGCAGGAGCAGGAGCGCTTTGCGCCCGATCCTTCTGAAGCACGTACGAAGCCGGGGGCTGGTCACCGAGCGCCAGCGCACCCACCGAAACGAGCTGCTGAAGACCCGGGCGCAGCGCGCGAATCTGCTCCTCGCTGACTTCCTGGCTCGCGCCCGGCGCCAGAAGAAACGAACCCACCGCGATGGTGTGATTGCTGAGGCCGCGCTGCGCGAGCGCCGGCGTCTCCATATCCGTAAGGTTGAAAACCTTCATCGACGATTCCTCCTACCCGAGCGGAAATCCTTACCCGAGGATACTGCGTCCGACGTCATAGGAGCAGAGGGGTCTGCGGAGTTTTGTGCTGCTTCAAGAGCCGCATCAAGTTCTGCATCCGCGTCCGGCGCCGCCGACGTCGCGACTTCTTCACCGTACTCCAGCGCCGCCTGCGCCAGAAGTGCGGGGCGCTGTCCGGGCGCCATCGTTTGCGGCATGACACCGTCGTCACCCGCGTAGGGCGGGATGTACTGACCGACCTGCACGTCGTCTGCGACCGAGTCCAAACGCGGACGAGGAAGCGGGGGAATCGGAGCACCGGGCAGTGCCTCGAACGTATCGAGGTTCACAAGACGGCCGTCTACCGTGCGCACTTCCAAAATGTGCTGCGCGGCCTTCTGTCGAATCTCTTCGAGGTTCTGCTTCAGCATGTCTTCGCTGATGAGCAGCCGGCGTTCCGGAACCAGGCGCAGCGTACCGTTGACCAGGTAGTGCTTCCGCGCCATGTGCTCCGGAAGACCTGCGCGGTGAAAGCGGAAATCCTTCTTCCGCACCACGCTGTGCAATGCGTAGTGAACAGTCATTACAAATCCTCCAAACGCCACGGGCGCCGGCACCTTTACCGGCACCGACGCCCGTTAGCCTCGCAGATGCGAGAGCGTGTGGCTAGTACTGCTGGACGTTCGGGAACTTCAGGCCGGCGTCGACCTTGTTGTTCGGAGCGCCGAGCGCGTCCTCGGAGACCGGGACGAAGTTCGAGATGAGCGCGTCCGCGTTCGTCGTCGGGTTCGCGTCCGCCGAGTACAGCTCCAGCTTACGCACCGCGGCGATGTTGATGATCGCCATCGCGATGTCTTCCCAAGCCTGGAAGGTGATGACGTTCGCGATCTTGTCGATGTAGAACTTGGTGTTGTTCAGGACGTAGAACTTCCCGAAGAACTCCGGCTTGGTGAAGCAGTACACGTTGCCCGGACGGAGGATGTCCGACTTCACGGTACGGATGTACGAACGCCCGAAGAGCGTGTTGTACTTGTAGCCGTCGACGGCCGTCTCCGACTGGAGCCGGTCACCGAAGTCCTCAAGCGTCCACTGAAGGATGTCGTCCCAGTCGACCTCCGTCATGAGGAGCCGCTCCGAACGAAGGCGGTTGCCGTCGAGGAGCTTGAAGAGGTTGATGACGTCCGGGCGCTGAATCGGGCGCACCGTCGCGTCGTTCGAGGTCGCCGTACGAGCCAGCTCACCCTTGCGGATGGAGAACTCGACCACGCCCGCGCCCTGGATCTGCGAAGCGTTGAGCGGCGTAGCCACGCCACCGTTCGCCTGAAGCTGAAGCGCCTGGCAGGCGGCCTCGATGTTGATCGTGAACTCGCGGTCCTCGACCTCCTGGATGTCCTTCACCGAGTTCTCCTCGATGATCTTGGTGATGGGCATCTCGTAGGCGAGAAGCTCCTGCTCCGTCTTCTGGAAGATTTCCGACGAGACGGTGTAGAAGCCGACCTCGGCCTTGGCGCCGCGAATCATGCGCGCCGTGGGCGAACCACGAAACGTCATGGTGAGCGCGCGGCTCTGCGGCTCGACGTCAACGATCTTGACCAGCGTGTCGTGGTTGACCGAGCGCTGGCAGTCGCTGCGCGTCACCTGCTCCGGGGGGAGCACCTTACGCGCGTACGACACCTCACGGAGACGGTCGCGGATGTAGGACCCGCCGTACTCCGCCATCTTCTCCTTGCCCTCACCCGAGCCGAGCTTCTGCGTGAAAAGCTCGTTCAGAACGCGTGCCGGAACACTCATGATGCCTCTCCTTCCTTTCCTGTTCCGGCCTACTTGCGACCGCCGGAGACGAAGCGCAGCTGGCCGCCGTTGCTCGCCGGAAGGCGAGTCACGTAGCCGACAATGGGGTCGACGTCGCCGCCACCAAGGGCGCCCGCACCAACGAGGCCCGAGAAGTTGCGACCGCCGAACGAAATGGTAGCCACCTTGAGCGGCTGACCGACGTAGCTGATGGCAGCGCCACCGTGAACAGCCGCCGTCGCGTCGAAGATGCGCGTGTCGAACTCGTACTCGCCGCGCCAGAGCACCGGCATCTTCGTCTGCGAAAGCGCCTGCACGTCGTAACGACCACGCTCCGCGAAGAGCGGAACGAGGATACCCGTCGGGTTCGACGCGCCCGCCGGCCGGTACGAACCCACCGACGTGATGTCGGTGGCGCGCACGAGCTGGTAGCTGTTGTTGAGGGTCATCCACTCGCCGTCGACGAGCGCGACCGCGTTGAGCGGCTGCGCGAGCGTCGGGTCGCCGAGAGCGAAGTCACGGCGCTGCACCGGCAGGATGTCCGAAACGGGCGTGAAGTTGATCTTCTGAAGAGTCGACATGTCCTAGTTCCTCCAGTTCCTTCGTTGGTCGGAGCGGTCAGCCCACGCCTCCGACGATGTACCGCTCCAAGTCCGACGAGGCGAAGGAAGTAGACCTCGGCTCGTCATTCGTGAGCTGTGCCAGCTTCGTGCTCATGTCGGGACCGACGAGGTCCACGGCATGCTCAACGGCCTCAAGTTTGCCCGCCGCAGCCGCCTTCTCCAGACGGTCTGCGAGCGTCTCCACCTGAGTGTCCAGTTCGAGCCCTTTCCGGTGCATCTCCGAAGCGAGCTTCTCCACCCGCTCACGGCGCTCCTTCGATGCGAGCTTCTCCGCAAGCTCATTGATGTGAACCTGCTGCGCTCGAAGAGCGGCAGACGCGTCGGTGAGCACCTCCGCAATCTGCGCGTTGCTGAGCTTGTTCATCGTACGCTCCTCACATCCCCTTGTTGTTCTCATCAATGCTCGACGCGAGCTTCGAGAGAAGCGCGCGTGCGGCAGCCGTCTTCACACTGGCCGAAGCGATCTTCGGACCGGCGTTGGACGTATTGTCAAACGCCACCTGCAGCGTCTTGTCGTGAGCCGCCTGCAGCGCGGGCTCGGCAAAGTACTGCGCGAGGTCCTGCTTGCGGTTCGCGTACGCCTGGCCCTTGGAGTACGCACGCGCCGCATCGGCGCTGCCCACGAGGTGGGTCGGACCCTGCGGGGCACCACCGACCGGCGTACCGCCCGGCTCACCCGCCATGTTCGTGTCCGGAGGAACCGCAGGCCCCGCCGAAATCTGCGCCGGGTTGATAGCGTCTTCAGCCTGCTTCACACGCGCCGTCATGTACGCCACGAGGTCGTGCACGCCCGCCGCCTTGGATTCCTCCGACGACTCCGACGTGTGCGACTTCTTCTTATCGTAGAGCTTCTTGGCTCCGTAGGCAGCACCGACAAGTCCTGCCCCGGCGCCGCCAGCAATCAGCGCCTTCACAGCCGGGCGAAGACCCGCGGGAACCGGACCCGGAAGGCGTTTCGGGGCACTGCCTTCCTTCTTGCCGTGGTTTTCCGGCTCGCTGGCGTGCGCGTGCTCGAAGTGCTCCAGGCCCTTACGAACCTGCTTGATACCCTCGTCCTCTTCCTTCTCCGCCTTCTCAACAGCCTCCGCTGCGAGCTTCTGACGGATGAGGCTGAGTGCGCTCGCCTTCTTGCCGTAGTTCGACTCCATCATCTCCTGATGAAGCTGCGGAG